CCCCCCCCATTGAAATCAAAAGAACTTTTCTTAACCACCCGACAATGGGCGATCAGGGAAAGTCCTGTCGGTTCTATGGGCTTGGTAAAAAGGGTCATCATCGCAATCTCAATCCGTTCACGGCGCTCTTGTTCACGCCACGTTCTTGCTCAGTTTTGCTCGCTGCTCCATCACCGTCGCCGTATTCTCTCGGCTCGCGCGGCTATAGTCGCGGGTCTGCGAAACGTCCGAATGGGTCGCCATGTCGCGGACGTGCTCCGGGTTTGCGCCAAGTGCGATCGCTTCGCTGACGGCGCCAGCCCGCGTGTCGCGGTTTTGTACGTTGAGCGGAACGTTGCAGGCGACCGCGTGCTTGCGCCATTCCTCGCGGAAGTCGTCGGCGTAGTAGGGGATGTGGGGGCCGAGGTCGAGGATCACCGGGCCTTTCGCCGGCAGCACGTCGCGATGCGGGATGATCTTGTCGCCGTCGATCTCGTAGCAGCCGGGCCACATGCGGCCGAGTTCGGCCAAAGTCAACGGTGCTAGTTTCAGATCAGGCTCCGACAGCTTTTTGCGCTTACTGGTAATGTGGTGCACCACGAGATCGGCGTCGATCTCCTCCCAGCGCAGCCCCTTCACCCACTTCATGTTGCCGTCGAGAATTTCAGACAATTTCGAGCGCTCACTCTGCGGCAGCCATTCGCCAATCACGTCCTTTTGCCGCCAGCCAAATTCAAATTGAAGAACTTGCGCCAGCGACACCATGGGCAACGTCGGTCGAGCCGACGCGGCAATCGCAATGACCTGGTCGCGCGTGATCCGCACCGTGCGCGGTTGGCCGTTATCAAATTTCAGTTTGCTTAGGATGATCGACACGCGGGCACATTCTAGATCATCAAAATACGCGGCGCCGAAATTGACCAGCGTCCGCAGCATTCCGACCAGTGCGTGTCCCATCGAGACCTTTCTGCCGTTGTGGCTCCATTTCTGATGCCACAGATGAATGGTGCGGCCCTTGATTTCCTCGATGGAAGTTTCACTAGCGATCCTCTCGACACCATCTTCTTCATCGGTCCATTTCGTTTCGCCGAGCTGCGCCATGAGGCGGTCGTAGTAGCGGCGCGTGCAGTATTCTAAGCCGCCATCCATGGCGTGCTGGCCTTTGTAATAGTTCGATAGCGTGTCGGTGCAATATCGATGCATCAGGCGACCCAGATTGTTGCCGCGAGGCGCCTTCGGAGTAGCGACGCCTCTTGCCCATGCCAGCATTTCGTTTTGCTGCGTGGTGCACCTATCGGATAGCCATTTGCGTTCGGCGTCGCTCGGCTCATTGCCGCGCCACAATCTGAGATACTTTGGCCGATAACCGCGCTTCACTAAATCCTGACGGGCAATCCAGCGGGCCTGCCAATCGCGCTTCATGCGCTTTATACTGATGCCGGGGGCATCCTCGAAAACGGGCTTAATCAAGATCATTGCGCGCTCCTCTTTTTGAGGCCGCAAGCTTAAAGCCATATGCGTGCTCAAAGTAGGCTTCGACGGCCGGGCGGAAGCGCCTACCCCCCAAAAGCCTGATTTTCTGTGGAAAACCGCTGGTGCGGGGATCCCTGTCCCAAGCCTGAATTGCCGCCCTAGCGATCGGTTCCGGGACCTGCATAAGCTCGATCAGCTCCTGGTCGATGATGAACCAGCCGCCGCGCTTGATCGCCCTATGCCGCAGAGGGGCGTCATCGGGCACAAGATGTGTCGTGTCCTCCTTCTCGCGGTCGAGCGTGGCTGGGTGGGGGGAGGTCATTCTTCCGGCCAGCCGTCCTTGGCGATGACCTCACTCGGGCGCGGGTCATTGCGGTAGGTGTCCGCCTTGCGTTTCCAACCACAATGGCCGCATTCGGCCGCCCAACCTGAATTGAGTTGGCTGCACTTTATGCAATTCCAGGGAGGCTCTTTGATCTTCATGTAAAACCTCAGTTACTCGTCGATTCTCGGCGCCGGCGCTCAGCTTGGGCGCGTTTCATTTTCTCGCGGGTTTCCTTGCTGTGGCGCGGCCTCGGTTTGCGATTACCGCTATTCCATGACGCCGTCACGCCGCTGCCCCGCCGTCTTAATTTTTCTTTGCTCGGGAGGTCGCCAAGTAAGCCAAGCCGCCGACACTTCCCCATTACGGCACTACGAGAAATGCAAAGGGCCTTGGCGATGTATCCGCCGGTCTTGCCAGATTTCCACATCGCCGTGAGCTCTGAAATGCGTTCTGGCGTCCAAGGGTTCATCCTAAAATTCCCGTGCTATGCAGAAGGAACCTCAGTTAACTGCCAAGCGCCTTGCGGATCGCCGCGCTGGTGACTTGCTGGCTCGTAAAGAGCCGTTCGGCCCAATCGCCGTCCTTGCAATTGAAGCCGGTCATTGCGGCTTCGCTGATCAGCTTGTTGACGTTGCGGAGTGCGGCCAGCATGTCGGGAGAGGCAACTATCAGCCGGCCGTCAGCATCATTGGGGCTGACCATGAACGAACAAATGTCGCCTTCGCGGGCCGCCGGCATAATGGCGACCAGCGCCCCATCATCTGAGAGGCCAACCCACGGCCCCGGTGTATGCTCGCTCATGTTTTCAATTCCTGTCTAGCAGAAGGAACCTCAGTTAGTGCCCCGCCGCCGAAGCGACGGGGCATCGTCTTATTTCGCCCGGTCCCGGATGGGGAAAGATGTGGCATCACCGTCCTTCCAGTTTTGCAGAAGCGAATAGGTGGGGGCCGTGCCTACCGCGCGAACAACGGTCGCCGGCCGTGCCCCCTTGCTTTCCCTGGTCGCTCCCAACTATCGCCGCGCAGACCCCCGAGGGGACATCCAAGCAGGGTGGGCAGGTTCCGCAACTGAATTTCATTTTGCAGTTTCCGTCTTGGCAGAAGTTAGCAGCCAATCGTACTGCGCCTGGGCGCTCTCAATCTCGGCGGAGGCCTTTGGATTGAGCCAAAGCACTTCAACGCGGTTGCGAGCGCCGTCCGCGTGGGCGTCGATCTCAATGCGGCGCCAGGATCCTAGCGCGGCCTCGTAACTGGCGTGCGGATAGCCGGATAGGACGACGGCGCCGGCAAGGTCGCCCAGGAAGGCCAGAAGCAGCCGGTGGCCTTCCTCGTCCAGCTCATGCGTGTAGCATCGGTTTCGGGGCATCGCCGATGAGCGGGTCTCCCAAACGTAGGGCGGGTCAACGTAGTGAAGGGTCTCGCTGCTATCGTGCTGCGCCATGACCTCTAAGGCGTCGCGGTTTTCGATGACGACGCCGCGGAGGCGTTCAATGATCGCCGGCAGTCGGTCAGGGTAGTTGGCCCAATCGTGCGCCGGCGTGGTGCCGGAACGGTTTGAGTTGGCCCGGAATCCGGTTCGCGTGGCCTTGTTGTGCCCGTTGGACCCAAAGCCCATGAAGCAGAGGATGACCAGGCGTCGCGCCCGCTCGATAGGATCTTCGCAATCGAGATAGCCGGTCTCGAATTCCTCCCGCGCGAATGGCGTGAGGCGTAGCTTCAATCGCAACGCCTCGGCCGAGGCGGGGGATTGAAGGACGCGAAACAGGTTCACGACCTCCATATCCAGATCGTTGTAAACTTCACCGTAAGAGCGCGGCTTGCGCATAAGCACGGATGCCGCCCCGCCGAATGCCTCGACATAGACGCGGTGCGGCGGGAAGTGGCTGATAATCCACGGCGCGAGCTTCCACTTGCCGCCGTGCCAGCGCAGGACCGGCCGGTCTGGATCCGCTATGGCCGATACATCGGTCACTTCGCGGCCTCATAGGCCACGCAATGAATTTCGATGAGGTCTGAATTAGAGCCGCGATGGGCAAGAAGACTGCCCAGGCGGTGACACTCTTGCTCAGACGCTATATTTGGAACCTGAATAACAGGCGCCGTCGCGTCGAGCGGCCAGAGAAAGAACCATAGGAACCAAACGGTCATGTTTCTGCCTGTTGTTCTGTCATCAGACAAAAATTGCGCGGACGCGGGACCAAATGCTCGGGCGTAAAAATCGTTTCCCACGCCTAGCAATCCCGTCAAACCTCACGATGGGTCGCCCGCCGCTCCCCCACAGAATGCGATAGAGCTCATAGGTCTCCATGCCAAACATTTGAGCGGCGTCGTCCACCAGCACCAAGGGCTTCTCCCCCACGGCTTTGAAATATTGCCCGAGAGCGCATTCCTGAGGCTTGTCGATATTGAACGTGCTGCCGACAGGCTGCGCGGCAGCGAATGCCACAAACTCAGCAAGGTCCGGCTTTGTTTTGACGGGCACTTCCCATTTCGGATCGTAGAGCATCGTGTTTTCTCCTGCTGTTTCCGTATCAACGCTGATGTTCTTGGTAGGCTTGGCATCCGGGGCAGAGCTTTGAAGGTGGGTCAGAACGATTTTTACCGCAACCCTCGCAGAGCGGCGGTCGCCTAAGATTGTCGAGCCTCTGGCCGGATTTGATGTCTAGCTGCCGCTGTTCCCAACTGTTGTAGCGCATGACAAATCCCCGTTATCCTATCGTTCCATCTGTTTGACCTTGCCGGCTCCTGCGAGGGGCTGGGGGGCTGATGCACAGGAGCCGGCTCGGTCGAGCACCACGTCGTCGCCCGTGGTTCAAAATGGTATGGTTTCCCCATCGTCAGCCTTATCGAATTCAGGAGGTGGTGGATCAGTTGCCTTGGGTGTTTTAGGCTGCGCAGCAACGGCATCCGGGATCTTCATGCGAATGCTATCGACCATCTTGGCACCGAACTGCACTCGTGCAGGATACAAAATGATTTCCTTGCCAGGCCATGCGTCAGGCTCGCCATAAGCCTCAAACAAAACCGTGCCATTGGTCTTGTTGCAAGCGCAGCCCTTCTTTGCTCCGTTGAAATAAAGAACCGGCTTCGGCTCCTCATCGTCACCGAGCACTTCCATTTTAATGTGCGAAATTCGCAGCCGGATTTCACGGCCTTTGAGATCAGCGGACTTCAAATATTTGCTCGGGAACATTTCATTGAAGGTTAGCTCAGTCATGTCAGCTCCGTTTGTTTGGTCAGTTCGGTATGAACGGCTTCAATCTTCTTGGCCAAGTCCAACAGCGTGGCGTAATCAGCCGCGAGCTGCATCATTGGCATCGTGGCGACAGAAAATCCGTGCTGTTTAAGTTCGGCTAGCTTCCACAGATAATGCTTTGCGTCCGCCTCGAACATATTGGTGCGCGAGTGCAGATCGGCGCAGATGTGGTGAACGGCAAAACTCATTCGTGCCACCGATTGGCTTCCGGGCTGTGTGTATCCCAATCCGCATCGGTTTGTGTGTACGGTGTCAGTGGCCAATGCGAGCACGTGACCGCTGACGCGCGCGCGCGCGCGGCTTGCATCGCCATGCCTTCGCTGAGATAGCGGGCCAAGCGCTCGTTATAAAAATCATTCCGCGTCATTAGCCAACGTCCAATCCGCCGGACCAAAGGCAACCGCACGCAAAGCCGACTGAAAACATCAGCCACAGCCCGATGACTATCCCGATCCAGGCCCACCAGCTCATGGATACGTGCCTGCAATGATGAAGATCATGACGATCGCCACGGCCAAAAACGTGAGCGGCATCATGGGATCGTGCAGGATGTTCATGGCTATGCCTGCCGATCTTCGATCCGCAACTTGACATACCGGCCGATAGTCGATTTGCGCGTAGCCCCGGGCCCTTTGTAAACGTGCAATTTTTTTTCCTTCAGCGCCTCGATCGCGGCTTCCGGATTACTGCCGAGCTCGCAAATGACGACCTCTTTGTCGCCGGCGAGATATTCAGTGCCGATGATTGCGTATCGTTTCATGCCACGACCGCCTTCGCCCGATAGACGAATTTCTGATTGGCGCCGACGACCGGCGTGCGGTCGATCAGATCGCGGGAGTAAAGCGCGGTGAGCGCGTTGCCGACTGAATAGCTGGGGCGGCCCATGATCTCAGCTAGGTCGCCGCATGTGACCTGATAGCCAAGCCGCCGGAGCTCGGTAAGGACTTCGCCGCGTGTGGTCATGTGCCCTCCAAATCAGAAGGGCTATTATGCATATCACATAAGCAATGTCAATGCGAAATACATAATAAATCTTGGTTGCAAAACGCGACCTACATAATTTCCGGTGGATAAAGTTAAGGCTTAACCAGTCTTGCGGGCCAAAAAATCCATGAAATCAAGAGCTTCCTGCTGTTTTTCAGCCGGGATGCGCTCAAAACGCTCTAAAACAGGGTGAGCGCCGTGTTTTTTCATTGGCCCCCTGTTGTTGAGGAGCCATTCCAAATTGACCTGGAAGAAATCGGCCAGTAAAGCCGCCCGGTGCGTAAATCCTGTACGCCCGCTCTCCCATGGCAGGTATGTCTGTTCGGGCAGCCCTAGGGCTTCTGCGGCCGCTACAGCGGTCGGGTAGCGTTGCTTTCGAGCTAGTTTGAGCCGGTCGGCTGCACTTGACATAAATGCATTATGCATCACGCTATTATGTACGAGACATTGACAAGCGTTATGTGATGTGCATAATCCGAGCCAATGTCAAGAGCAGAGCAAATTAAGGCCGTCCGCCTGCGCCTGAAGGAATCCCAAGCGGTCTTTGCCGCTCGTTTTGGCGTCGATCAGAGCGTTATTTCGCGTTGGGAGGCCAAAGGGCCGCCTAGCCGCGGCACTGCACAGATCGCGATCGACCATCTTCTCGAACAGCTCGAAGCGGCTGAATAAAATCCTACTGCGGTGCGGTAGGTGTTTGTAATAGTGCGTGTTTTTGCTCCTATCCGGAAACGCGCACCTATGCGACGACCACTGAGCGAACAAGCAATCCAAAGAAGCGTTTTCATGCACCTACGCCAGCGCGCCGCGCCCGGCGTGTTTGCATTCCACCCGATGAATGGCGGCATCCATCAGCGCGGTCGACGGGCCGGCATCAATGCCGGATTGGGCGTTGTGACCGGCGTGCCTGATGTTTTCTGCATCTGGCGCGGCAGCGTCTATGCGATCGAGCTCAAGACCGAGACCGGCAAGCCGACAGCCCAGCAATACGAGGTTGTCGAGCGGATCCGCGATGCTGGCGGGTTTGCCTGCATCTGCCACGGCCTCGATCGTGCGCTCAGATGCCTGGAAATGTGGGGCATTTTGCGAGGACAGGCGGCATGAGCCTCGATGAACCCTGGGCATGGGTAAGCGTTGGCGATTATGGGCCGCGTATCCTCGAGACTATTGCCGTCCGTATGGCACTAATTGAAGTTTGTGAAAGCCCGATTGAGATTGATTTAGGTGCACGCATTCGCGTGCTGCTAGGCGAAGTTTTTGAAATGAACAATATTCTTCTGATTCCTCAATATAAATGGAAACAGTTTCGCATTGATTTTGCTGTCGTGCGCGAAGTCACAGATGAGCCGGTACTATTCATCGAATGTGACGGCCGTGATTACCATTCGAGTCCGGAACAAATTGCTCGAGACAAGATCAAAGACGGCGTTGCCGCTCGAGCTGGCATCACGCTCCTGCGGTTCAGTGGCAGTGAGATTTATCGGTTTGCCGATGGGTGTGTGCAGCGTGTGCTCGAGCACCTAGTTCGAGGCGGGTATGTTTAATGCAGTCCAATCCTACGCTCATCGCAGACTTGGTGCGCGCCGGTTTGGACCCGGACTTGGTCGCCAGAGTGGCCGCCGCTTTGTCCGGGACAGTCCGGGACAATGTCCGGGACATCGTGCGTGAATACGAGCGCAGCCGCAAAGAGCTACAGCGCAAAAACCCCACAAAATCAGGCGGAAAGCAAACGATGTCCGCTCTTGGTTCTGAGGCTGAGACCACTCCAAATGTCCCGGACAAAGCGGACAATCGCTGTGATCTTTCTTCCTTTCTTTCTTCTTCTTCTGAAGGCTCTAAGCGAAGAAAAGAAAGGAAGAAAGAGGAGCAAGCCAAGCGCGCGACGCGGCTTGTTGCGGGACAGGCGATCGAGGAAGCGGAGTGGCAATTTGCGCGAGACCTCGGCCACCACGACAGCGCAATCAAGGCGATGTGGGTTGAGTTTGTCGATTACTGGATCGGCATTCCAGGATCGCGCGGTACAAAACTCGATTGGCCGGCCACCTGGCGCAATCGCGTGCGACAACTATCAGCAAAAAAACAGGTGAACGGACATGGGACAGGATCTCCAACCATGGAAGCCTTCGACTGGCTCATCGATCGAACAGCTGGCGAAACAGGCGATAGCAGCCCTCCAATGGTCGACATCACCCCTAGAGGCGGCGAAAAACGCTAAAAAACTTGTCGCTGCCTGGCCACATGCGCGACCGCCTGATCCTGCAGGTTACGCAACGTCGCTGGCTGCCATCCTGGAGCAATATCCGCTGGGTGTGGTGGAGGAATGCTGTGATCCGCACCGCGGACTTGCTCGAGAACGTGAATTTCCGCCGACGGTCGCATGCATCGCTACATGGTGCGATCAGCGCGTTAAACGTCATCAAGGCGCGATTATCTGGATCAAGCAGGAGGACGCTAAACGCATTGAAGAGCAACAGTTCCCCGATGAGCATCGCAAGACCATGCTGCAACGGCTATCGAAGCTGATGCACAATCTATTTGATCCAAAGTCCAAAGGGCCATCGGACGACGAGCTCCGCGCGTATTACAAGCCGCAATCGGAAGCGGCCGAATGACCGACGACATCGCGGTCTCGTCGTTCAAGCCGCCGCCGTGGTGGGTCGCCAATTGCGCGCCCGATGCGGCGGGTGAGGGCATCGCCTGGCCGAAGGTGCTGGCGGAAATCACGGACTACGCCAGTTTTCTTCATGCGCTACGAGCTCGCGCCAACGAGCGACAGATCGCAATATCGTCTGAGAACACGCACGACGTTGCCGGGTTGTCCGATCGCCGCATGACGCAATTGCTATCGTTGCGTACGTTGCACAATATCCAGTCCGTGCGGCGCATTGGCATCACCTCCATGGGTCCGGTGTTTGGTGTCCTCGGCGTTAAATTCATCATGGTCGAGGACGAGGAAGCCATTAAGCGCTTTGGATCGCGCATTTCTAGGCGGAATGGAAACTTGGCTCATGGCGGCGCTATTACGCACACTTTCAGCACCAAATTCATGCAGAAAATAGGCAAAAAAGGCGCACAAGTTCGCTGGAAGAAACAGCGCAAGCGCGATGCGGTCGCACGGGCAAAAAGTGCCAAGGCGCGCCGCGCTGCGCTCATTCGGTGGAGCGATGTGAAGGAGGCGGTCAAATGCAAATAAAAAATTGCATTATCTGTGGTTCTCAATTCGTAAACTCAAAGCGACCTACCTGCCTAACTTGCTCGGCCGGATGTAGAAAAGAACGAAACAAGTGGCTAGCGCGGAGGCGCCATGCGCTTAATCCTGCTATTCGAGAGAAAGAAAAGGAAAAACGTCGAAGATACGTGCTTTCAGGACAAAAGCGGGCTTATAGCAGGCTCTATCGTCAAAGGCATCCTGAGCGCACAAGAAAAGCGAGCATAAGGTGGATGAATAAATTTCGAGCGGCCTATTGGGCCCTCAAGGAGCTTGGAATTCAATTCTAAAGGAGGTTGAAATGCTACACAGTGATGAATCAAGGGTTGGCGCGGCGTTTCTATCCAAGCGAGCAACCGCCAATCCGCGGGAATTGTTGATCTCGTTGATTGAGCAAAATCCAGACGCAAGCAAGGATCATCTCTTTAAGCTGTTCCGTGATGAAATCCGCGATGAGGATGAATATCAGCGTGCGGTGGATTGGTACTTCTTTGTCAATATGTACGAGTACGAGGTTACGCGGCGTAGCAAGCGCACGCCCGAAGCTGCCGTGAAGAGCGCTGAAAGGCAGCGCGAAATGCGCCAGACGGTGGAATCCATAAAAAGCCAAATCATGCTACTCAACCTCGAAATGCCGAACGGCAAGCGCATGCGCTATTGCACCGGCGCCGAAATGGCCAAGTTCGGCAAGGCTTATGAGCGCATCGCCAAGAAGGTCGGAAACACCAAAATGGTCGGTTCTGTGCTGGACGAAAAGCAGGTCAGGGGGCTCATGGGATGAGCTATATCCGGCAAATCAAATGCGATGCGTGCGGCGAGGTTCGACGGCGCAATGAAGCGTCGTGGTCACTTGAAATCGACAAAAGATGCGGCGTAGATCCGGCTATTCATCTTTGCCGCAAATGCTTGGCAACTGCTGGATTAATGTTCAAGGTTGACAAGGACGTCAAACGTGGACGAAAGGCCAAGTGATCTGCTCCGTCAAAGGCAACACATGAAACTTAAATATGACTTCACAAAGAGCCTAATCCAAATTTTGAAAGCGTCGCTGCGTGGAAAAAGCAAAATCGGGGAGACAATAACAAGGCAGACTTGTAATTTGCACGCCGCGCGACTGATGGTGTTTGCAGGCGCCGCTTGCGACGAAATGTGTTCCAATGCAAGGTCTAAGACGTGCGTTGGGCGAGAGTTGACAGGCATGTTATCGCGCGAGGAGAGACAAACGAGAAAAGGCCGGCGATAGCCGACCATCCGCAGCGGATGCGAGGACCGGCAACGGAGCGTAAGCGAAGGCGCCAGCGTGACGCATGGACAAGCTGCGAGGTACAGGCTCGACGTTCTCCACATCCGGCAAACGCTGGATGCCGTTCAAGTTCAATCCAAAGGTTGCCAAGCGTAACGCCAGACTGCACAGGCTCTTAAAAGCCGAGATCATCAAGCCAATGTCAAAAGCCGAAATGCAGCAAATAGCCGAGACCGTGCGTTGCAAAGGCCAGCACATCCCATAGCGTGACACAATGTCCGATGTAGCAATCGCCGAACAACGTCCATCAATCGAAAAACGCAGCGAAATCCGCGGTAAGCTGCGCCAAGCCCTTGATGCAATGATCTGGGAAGGTATGACGTACGATGTTGCTGCCCGGACGTTCAATTATCACGTCCGATCAATGCGTCGTGCATTGGCTCGGCCAGATGTGCTCGCATATCTCAATAGGGAGCGGCAGGTACTTAGAGCCAGCGTGTCGCCGCGCAACATTCATCGTCTGGTCGCAATCCGTGATGCAGCCGACAATATGCCGGCAGTGAATGCAATCAAATTGCTCGAGGAACTCGGTGACGATCACTCGCAGCGTCAATCAGGCATAAGTGCATCGCCTGGCGTGACTATTCGTGTCGTGACTGTCGTACAGCAGCAGCCCGCGAGTATTCCCATGGGCTTCCCAGATCAGCAATCAAGTGCTGCAAATGCCGTTGTCATTGATGAAACAGCGCAAGACCATCAGTCTAGCAAGCAGCTAGTCGGCAGTGCTCGACCATCCGATGCGTCGCGACCATCCATTGAAACCGCGCCGAGGCGACCCGGGAGGGAAAATTCATGACTTCGCGTCGGCTCCTAATCTCCGCTCGCACAACTTGGGCTGGATTTAGCGGGGGGTCAAAAAATATTGGGCCTGCAAAACATTTGGGGTTTGCATGTGGGTGAATGGCGTGACCCGCGGCATCGGGTTGAGATTGAGGCGGATGCGGCGTATGCGCGGTATCGGTCTGCGGCTTCACGGTTTGACGCGGTATTGCGGCGGAACATTGGGGAGAGGCGTGTGAGCAGGGTAGCGATGGTAGGCGGGGCGATGACGGCTTTGAAGGCGAAGCTTGAACAGCGTGCTGTTGCTTTGATGGAGCGGATTGAGGCTGTGGACCGGGCGGGGGATGAGAAGTTTGCGCTGGCTGACCATCATTTGACGGCGCACGAGGCGGAACTTGCGGAGATGGAAGGGGAGTTGCGGCAGCTAGGGAACATGCCCCCTTTGCCTGGATCGTCAAACGGATCTGCGGTCGTCGATGAGAGCAAGCTGTGATTACGGTATTCGAGCGCATACCGGATTATTTCATTGAGCGCTACAACGAGGAACTTTGCGCGTGGGGCGAGAATTTTTCCAAGATCGGGCCGGTGAAGTCGATTGTGTTGAAGGAGGGTCGGCTGTCGTTGATGCCGGATTTTCCGGGGCAGATCATCACTTGGGACCGCGAGCAGGGGCCACCGCTCAAGGGGGTCAAGCTAATTGCGAAGATGGAGCGGCAGCACGACCGGGTGACGGTGGCGCCGCAGACCGAAGTCGATGAGCAGATCATCGCTCGGCATTGCGAGAAAATGCAGCGTTTTGGTTGGGCGGCGCGGTTGTTCGATAAGGAACCGCAGCGGCCTGGACTGCCGTTTATGCCGAATATCTTGCCGTTTCCGGGGAGGATGAGTTGACCAAGATCACGCATGTAATGCGGCAATGTCCGTACTGTACCGGGACAAGCGATTTATGTGCGGCATGTGTCGAAATTCGACAGGACAAGTGCGAATGCAAGCCGGATCAGTTTTGTAAGATTTGCGAACCAGAAAAATACGCGAGGCCGAACTGATGACCGAACCTGTCAGGCTTGTTCCGAAGCCTACGATAGATGAAGAAATCCGCGCCGGCGTGATTGATCTTTTGCGCGACGCACTTGCCGACGCGGAAGCTGGCAACGTGACCGGCGTGATTATTCTTACCAGCGAAACCGATGGAATGTGGGGTCACCGATCTTCGGCTTCGCTGTCGATCCGTGAGGAAATAGGCGCGCTCGAATTCTACAAGCATGACCGCATTGTGCGCACAAGGACTATCGAATGAGCTCCGGGCATCGCCATACCGATGCTGCGGGGGTAAGCGCCGTGGTGCGCCTGATCCAGCGGCAGGTTGGATTGCAGAATTTTCTGCCGCGTCACTCGATTGTGTCCCGCAAGTTCCTGGTTCCATACGGTGCCGGCCGGTCCATGGACGGCGCGATGACCTATGTCGACGAGAATGTGCCGCTTCGTTTCAAGATGGGGATCGAGCCCGACAAGTACGTCAGTGGCCATGAGGGCTTCGAATGGTGGATGATGACGCGGCTCGATATGAAATATTGGGTCGGGCCCGGCGCGCGGTCGGCGCATTGGTGGGCGACCGGCTACGAGCACATGCTGCTCAAGCTCGATGGCTGGTCGGACGACGAGATCGCCGCTTACGAGGATGAGTGGCTTACGTACATTTCCGAGGATGAGGGGCAGCGCATTTCCGTCGATACGGTGGCGCCGGACCAATACACCGGGCCTTATGAGGTGGGCATGGATTCCGACGAGGGCGAGGATAGCCTGGACGCCAAGATCCTGCCGATCCTCCAAGCCGCCCGCGCGCGGATGCTGCTGACGCAACAAGCCCGATTGATCGCCTGATGGGCGTCGATACGGAAAACCCGTTCGAGGTCATTGCCGGCACCAAAGTCGCCGATTTCATGACATCGAATAGGCCGGTCGACTATATTCAGGGACCGCTCGGATCCGGCAAGACCAAGGCGTGCTGCGTACGTCTGATGCGGCATGCGCAGGAACAGGGCAAGTCGCCGGTCGACGGTTTGCGCCGCACCCGCTTTGCGCTCGTTCGCAATACCATGCCGGACTTGAAGCGCTCGACTATGCGCACCTGGCTCGAGACATTTCCCGAACAAATGTACGGCCGCTTCAACTCGGCGCCGGGTTTTATGCAGCACAGGATCTCGTTTTCCGATGTGCGCACCGAATTCGACTTCATGTCGCTCGACAAGCCTGACGACGTGAAGAAGCTGCGGTCGACGGAATACACCGGCATTTTCTTTAACGAATTGCCATTTATTCCCAAGGAGATTTTCGACGAGGCGGATTCCCGCTTACGTTATCCGGGCGACGAGCACGGTGGTCCGACCTGGCGCGGCATCATCGCCGATGGCAACGCGCCAGATGAGGATTGCTGGCTGGCCATGATGACCGGGCAAGTCGACCTGCCGCCGGGGTTGAGCGAGGACGAACGGCTGCAATACGTCTGGCCGCATGAATGGGGATATTACATGCAGCCGCCGGCGCTGATCGAGCGTATGGACGAGCGCGGCAACAGTCTTGGCTACGAGGTCAATTCGCACGCGGAAAACCTGAAAAACCTGCCGGACACGTACTATTCGCGCATGTGGCCAGGCAAATCGCGGGCCTGGATCGATTCTCGCCTGATGAATCGTGTGGCGTTGGTGGTCGACGGTCAGGCGGTATGGCCGATGTTCCGCCGCGAATATCACGTTGCGCGCGAGCCGTTGCGGCCGATACCGGGGCACGATGTCATTGTGGCGCTCGATTTTGGCCGCGTTTTCCCGGCAGCGCTGTTCGGCCAGGAGGTCAACCAGCGCATTTATTTCCAGTACGAAATGCTCGGCTTCAATGAGCCGGCGTCGGTGTTTGCGCCAAAGGTCAAGCGCTTTCTCGAGCAGCACTATACCGGCCACAATTTCCGCTGCGTCGGCGATCCGAAGGGTCGCGACAAGGGCCAGCAGACCGAGCAAAGTTCCTACGACATTTTCAAGTTCAACGGCATGCCGGTGACGCCGGCGCCGGTGAAATTGAACAATATCGCCGAGCGCACCGAGGCGGTGGCTTATGCGCTCAACGACAATCCCCGCGGCGAGAACCGGCTGGTGATCTCGCCGCTGTGTCGGACCCTCATCGTCGGCATGGCCGGCCGCTATCATCTGGTGCGCGAGGAAGATGGCGAGTTGCGCCCGAAGAAGGACAAATACTCGAACCTGTGCGATTGTGCGCAATATTTCTGTCTTACCTTGGGCGAAGGGCGTAGGATGATCGGGCTGCAGCCGATCGGGCAAATCACGCCGATCAGGATGCGGCCGGAGCGAAGAACAATGCGGAGGGTCATGGCATGAACGTAGCCAAATCATTTGAACTCATAAAGGGGGATAAAGGCACGCCGGAATTTCGTACGCAGGTTAAACGGTATCTTGAGGCCGCCATCGAACAGTACGAGAAAGAAAAAAAAGACTTCGAGGCATTCTGGAATGGACGAAATCCATCTTCCTGATGCCATCGAACCGACAGTATGGAACGTCGTTTTCCATACTAGGACGCCTGGCCTATGGCTTCGTATGTTGGCTTGCGGCCGCTTCAAGCACGTTTCGGCATTCGCTTATTGCCCCGGCTTTCGCGCCTGGCTGGTCTATGACACGCAGCTAAGTGGTACGCGGCTCATGTTGCTGGCCGCCGGGCCGACAGCCAAGGCAACATTGCTCAAGTACATGGCCGATTGCGAAGTGGTGATGTTTACCCGGCAACATCAGCCGATGAGCTGGTCATCGCGCATTGGTTTTTATTGCGTGCCCGCCATCAAGCACCTTCTAGGCGTGCGTTGCGCCCGAATGACGCCTAGCGGCCTATACCGCCATCTGATGCAAAATGGCGGCACGCGCCTAGATGACACCATCCACGCCCCAAATCCCCACCGATCCCAACCTCCTGACTGAGCAGCAGCAGGCGCAGAACAGTCTTGTCTCGTCGCTGCAGGATAAAACGCAAGGCGATATGGCGTCGCTCATGGCGCGCTACGGCACGCAGCTTGCGATGGCTGGCACAACCGTTTCGCCGCTCTCGCCAACGAGCACCGGCCAGGGATACGGCGGTAGGGTCTGATGGCCGCGACGCCGGATTCAGCGCAGACGCAGGCTGCATCGACCGGCGAAGTCAAAACGCTTGATCAGGAAGCGGTCTCGCGGCTTGCTGCCGCGCGCACCTGGAAATCTTACGTCGAGCTCGATTTCAAGGAGTGCTATTTTTTCGCAGCGCCAAATCGCCAGCGGCAAATCAGTTCGGCAGTGATGCCGTCGCAGTCGCGGATGCTCGACGCGCCGGAACTAAACACCGATCAGGCATTCATCATCTGTGGCGATCACACAACCGAAGTCGTCAATGCGTTTCTGCCGGAAGCGGAGCTGTGGTGTGAGCGCGGCCCCGGCATGGATCTGCCAGGCGGCAAGGACGGTCCAATCTGGAAAAGCGTCGAGAAGCAGGTCAGGACAGATGACGCCATCATCTTCAACGCGATCAAGGCGTCGAACTTCTATTCAGAAATTCCAAAGGCCTATTATCCCGACCTATCGATCGGTACGGTCGGTATGTGGATCGACCGACCGCATCCGGCTTCCGCCGTCGTTTGCTCGGCCATTCCGCTGCGCGAACTGGAAATCGATCTCGGTCCCTATGGCGGCATCGATTACCGCGCTGCCGTGCGCTATACGCGCAACCATTATGTCCGCGAACTGCTCGGCGAGGAAATCTGGGAAAAACTAGACGCCGACCAGAAAAAGGTTGCGGACAACAAGCCGTCCGATCGCACGCAGATCGTGTGGGCATTCTGGCGCAAATGGGACGACAAGTCCGACGAGGTTTGGCAGGCCGTCGTCATGCTCGGCAACAAAGTCGTGCATGACAACGAGATCAAGGGCGAAGGTTGCTGTCCGCTGGTCGTGACCCGGTTCAATCCGACCGCTGATTGGCCGCACGGCCTCGGCTGGCTGATCCAGGGCCTACCGACGCTGCGTCAGATCGACGAATTGGAATCGATGCGGATCGAGAATGCGGCGCTGTCGATCAAGCCGCCGATCACCTACCCCGACGACAGTTTTGCCGCAGTCGAGCAGGGCGTTGAGGAAGGCATGGCCTATCCGATCCGGCCCGGCAGCGAAGGCGCCGTCAAGCCGATTTACACGCCGCCGCCGGCGGAAGCGGCCAACTATCAGTACGAGGAAAAGATCAAACATCTGCGCAAGCTGGCTTTCGTCGATCATCCGGAGCAGAGCGGCGATACACCGCCGACCGCAACACAATGGATGGACGAACTCGCCCGCGCACAGCGCCGCATCGGCACGCCGGGAATGTCGTTTTGGCAGGAAGGTCCAGCGCAGTATTTTTTGCGATTCAAGTTTCTGCTGGAGAAATCAGGATCGATCAAGCCGCTGCAAGTGGACGGCCGCGCCGTCTCGACGCTGCCGCGCAATCCCGCGCAGGGCGCCGCCGAGCAGCAGGAAATCGTCAAGACCATGCAGCTTGCAACATATTTTGCGCAGACCTTCCCCGAGGAATTTAAGGTCAAGGTCGATGGCGGCAAGACGATGGAGGAGATGACGAAAAAGGCGCGCTCATTGCTGCTTATATTCAGAAACCCGCAGCAAGTGCAGGCAGCGATCGAACAGATGTCGAAACTGATGGGCGACCGGCCGGTGCCTGGGCCAACCAACCAAGTTCCAGGGCCGGCAGCATGACCGAAGAAATCACATCGGACGACATCACGCAGGTCATGGATCGCATCGCGCGTACCGCCGATGGCCAGCTTCTTTATCGCTACTTGCAGAAGGTCAGGTTGGGGGTCACCACGCCCAACATGCCGGGACGTGCGTTGCGCGCGAATGAGGGTCGCCGCAGTTTCGCGGCCGATCTGATGGCCCACATGGGCAAGGGAATAGCTGACAGTGACCGATACGCCGTCACCTTCGCCATCGCCGAGCCCGTCGACACCCGCACCCACCCCCGCGGCGCCCGTCGCCGCGTCACCCTCGACACCGCCATCGCCGGCTGGGACACCGACGCCAACTCCGGCTCCGGCACCAGCGGCAGCACCAACTAACGCGCGGCCTGCTTACGTTCCCGAGACCTTCTGGGACGCAACCGCCGGCAAAGTCAAAGACAAGGAATTTGGTGAGCATTTCAGCGCGCTGCAGGCGCGCGTCGCCGCTGATGACGTGCGTCGGCTGGCGCTGCCGGATTCACCCGACAAATATGAGGTCAAGCTGCCGTCCGACTTCAAGGTGCCGGACGGCGTCGACTTCAAGTTCAATGACGCCGATCCGAATCTCGCGCTCGCCCGCCAGGTCATGCACGACATCGATGCCGGCAAGGTGAGCGGGCAGGAGGCATTCTCCAAGTTGCTCGGTCTCTATGCCGGCGCCCAGGTCGCCGATCAGGCGCGCATTACCGCCGCGCGCACCGCCGAAGTCTCCAAGCTCGGCGCCAACGGCACCGCCCGCGTCACCGCAGTCACCACGTTTTTCAAGTCATTTCTCGGCGAGGCCGAGGGCTCACAACTCGCATCCCGCATGTTCACAGCGAGCGACATCGCCATCGCCGAGAAACTGATTCAGAAAGTCTCGAGCCAAGGCGGGGCGCCATTCCGCGCCAACGGACGCGAACCGCCGCAAGCGCCGGGTCGTGTCAGCGACGAGCAGTTTGCCAAAATGTCGGCGCGCGAACGCCTCGACTATGCGCGCGGCTTTGATCAGACGCAGTTCAACGGCGCGCAGCGATGACCGTGCTGACCATTACCATCAACGATCAGGTGTTCGACAAGAAGTCAGCCGAGGTCCAATGGCTCGCCAGGGTTTTATTGCGTGCCGCTTCTGACATTCAGAAAAAGCAGGGCACGGTCACGTCAGGCACGATGAACGGCGTCAGCGCGACCGGAACGCCGAACACATCGCTTGGGTCTTGGACTTATACGCCGAGCGCGAGCAATCCATGACGGTCATGGTCATCACAATTGTCGATCAGGTGTTCGACAAGAAATCTGCCGAAGCAGGCTATTTGGCGAAAGTTTGTGAGATTGCCGCCGCGGAAATCCAGCGCGGCCAAGGCGCGACGACGACGGGATCAATCAAGGGCACCAATGCGGCGGGTACGCCGAATACGGCGCTCGGTGCGTGGACCTACACCCCTAGCGCAAGCAATCCATAGGAAGGGCTGAGCGATGGCTGTCAACAATCTGATTACCCTGACCGAATACGCCAAGGGGTTCTCGAATGAGGACATCCGACGCACCATCATCGAAATGTTCACGCAGTACAGTGACGTTTTCGAGGTCATGCCCTTTGAAGGCTTGCGCGGTTCCAAATATGTCGGCTTCCGCGAGTCCGTGCTGCCGACGCCGCAGTTCCGCGGCATCAACGAAGCATCCTCAAGCGGCCACGGCTCGATCACGCCGTTCGACGAGGCGACCTACATCATCGACCACGACATCGACGTGGACCGCGCCATTCAGGATCGGCACGGCTCGGAGCGGCGCAATTACGAGGAACGCATGGGCATCACCGCCTTTGCGCGGCTGTGGATCGACACTTTCGTCAAGGGCGACCAATCGACCAATCCGCGCGTGTTCAACGGCCTGCAAGTCCGGGCCCGCAAGTTCGGCCGGCTCTATCACAACTCGACGACATCTGGCGGCGCTGCGCTTTCGCTCGCCAATCTCGATCAGTTCCTCAACAACATCTCGCGCAAGTCCGGTACCACCTACATCTTCGTGCCGTTCATTTCGCTGCCGCTGTGGATTCAGGCGGCGCGCACCACGACCTTGAGTGGCTTCGTGATGCAGACCTGGGATGAGGTCGGCATGCCGAAGATCAGCTATGCCGGGCTTCGTTTGCTCTGGGGCTATCCGAAGGACGACCAGCAGCCGGTGCTGCAATTCAACGAGGTCGGCAACGGCGGCGGCTCGGCCGTCACCGCGTCGCTCTACGGCCTGACCATGGGCGAGGGCATGTTGCGCGGCATCTATGTCCGCAACCTGACGCCGGAAGATGTTGGCTTGCTGCAGGACCGCAAGACCTATCGCACGCATATCAGTTGGGACATCGGTTTGGTGGACGAGCACAAGTATTGTCTCGGCCGCATGGACTCGTGGACTAACGCGCCGATCGTCGCCTAATCGCGACAAGGAGAAATCACGATGGGTGACAGAACTTATAGTTTCGACGCCAACAACGTTCTCTCGGACGGCTCTGTTGCGCAGACCGCCGCGGGTTACGCCCAGAACGCCGGCGCTACCGGCGTCGTCGATCTCGGCGGCAACCAGGGCGCTACGGTTACGCTGCCGTCGATCGCGGACTCGACATCAATCACGCCGCAGCAACCGCGCATCGACGCGGCCTGCGTGGTCGACGTTACCGCGATCACCGTTTCAGGATCGGACGTTTACAAGCTGTGTCTGGTCGGTTCGAACGATCCGGCGTTTGGCGCCGGCAACGTCCAGCTTCTCGCCGAATATCAGCTCGGCGAGCTCGCCAACGTCGATTGGATCAACGGATTCAATACAGCCGCACCGGCTTCGATCGGCGGATCGCGTTACGAAATGCTGTTCACCAACGAGCAGAACAACGTCAAATATCAGTTCGTCCAGCTCTATGTGGCGGGCACGTTCGGCTCAATCACGTTCCGGGCGTTCATCGCCGTACTTCCGAGGGAATGACCATGGCTGATCCATTGTTTGGCGGTCCTACCGAAACCAAGGCCGAGAAGAAGCACCGCCGCGCCGTCATCGCTTCTGACCTTGACGCGAACGGCAATGTCATCGTGTGGGATCATGGTCCCGGCACCGGCAAGGCGCTGAAAAAGAAGCCCGGCGAAACCGACGAGGCGTTGAAAGTACGTTCTGATGCTGCCGAGGCCGATGCAAAACTGTGGCACGAAACCCACATCGCGCCGGACCCGCTGACCATGCACTCGAGCGACGCGGCGCACGCCATCGCCGCCGACGAGCGCTATGCGATGGAACCGCAGGATCTCGATGAGTCCGCGGTCGATGCCGAGGTCAAGAAGATCCAAGAGGATCGCGCCAAGGCGGCCGCCGCCATCCAACTCGCCGCCGACCGCAAGATCGCCATCGCGCGCGTCATGGCCGCCAAGCGGGCCACGGCAAAAGTTGAGAAAGACAAGAAAGACGCGGCATGAGCGATCTCGCCTTTACGCGCATCAACAGCAACAACGCCACCGACAATGCGGCGATGAAGGTGTGGCTGTGGGATCTCGGGCCGAAGAAGCCCGAGCCGCCGATGCGTCCGAAGGCGCCAAAGGGCAGCGAAGGTGAGCCGGAGTACGATCTGGCCATGTTGGAATTTCGCGAGGCCATGGAGGACTATGCGACCGCGCTCAAGGCGCATAAGCAGGCCAAGGTCGACTATGCCGAGTTTGAAAAGCGCTCAGGCGGCCCGATCGAACTGTTCATGTGGTCGGCCGACGCCAATGACGCGCTGACCCGCGACCCGAAACGCTACGTGATCTCGAGTCGCACGCGCGGTTACGAGAAGCTGAAAAATCGCGGCCTGCCGGTTGGCGTCACGCCAGGCCACGGCCACGCCGAAAACATGCGTCGCGAAATCGAGGCCAATGCCGATCTGGCCGCGGCGATGCGTGCCGATCCCGTCTTTGGTGAACAGGAGACAAGACCATGAAGTTTCGCCTTCCGCAATTCCTGCTCGCCGCAGCGATTGCCGCCTTCTTCATCGTGCCGCAGGGCGCTTATGCGGCGGCGTCGACCCAGACCGCTCACGCCTTCTTGTGCGCGCCTAAGCCAGCATCCGGCGTCGCTGGACCGAGGCGTGTTGTCAACTCGGCGTCTACGGCTACGCCTCAGCCCGCCTATCAGCTCAACGCTGATGGCTGTGCGGTTATCGCTTCCGGCGATGTCGGCTACTTCCTGTCGCAAGGCTACTTCTACGGCCCAAATATCTTCACGCTGATCCAGACCGGCATCCTGGCGTCAACCACGTCAACGACATCGACGATCACGCTGCCGGCCAATACGGTCATTCAGAACGTTGTGCTTGCCGAGACGGCAGGCAACGCCATCACTGGCGGCGTCGACATCGGCGATGCCACGTCGGCCACGACTTTTGCCTCGGCGGTCGCGCTCGGCGCCAACGCAACTGTTGTCGTGAAGGATGCGTCGCTGACGCGGCTGCAAGTCAATGGCGGTGCGCCGATTGCGGATCAGGTGCTTGTCGCGTGCCATACCGCGTGCAATTCGGGCTCGATCAATATCACGATAATCTACTCGTACTTCTAAGCCAGGTGGAACCTCCCGCTGTGATTGCGAATCGATCATGGCTAACTCGCGCTGCGGTTATCGCCGCAGCGCTTTTCTTTGCGCCTGTCGCGAACGCGCAGACCAATACGCCAACCATCAATGGCTCAGTTACGATCACGACCGGCAACACATATCAGAACATACTCAGTGCTGTTGCCGCGCCGCCGGCTATCAGGCGCTCGCTGACTATCCAGAACAACAATACCAATGGCGACAATTGCTGGCTGTTCATCGGATCTGGCAGCGCGACAAAGGCAACATCCATTTTGTTGTCTCCGGGCGGCAGCTACCAGCGCTATTACCCATACGTTCCGTCCGATGTCATCCAGGCGACGTGCGCCTCAAATTCGGACACGATGTATGCAGATTATCAGTAGGATTATCGCCCCACTCGCATTGCTGGCTTTGGTCACTCCGCTGGCTGCGGACGGCATTTCCAATGGCGCCCTGTTCGGCTGCGGCGCCGGTCTGACCTGCTCGGGCGGAACGATTGCCAACAACGCCACCGACCACATCGGCTTTCAGACCGGTCCGATCACGGCGATCAATGCCACGAAAAGCGCGTTTCACAAATTCAGCAAGGCGACGACTGTCGACAACATCGAGGGCAGCGCCAACACGTTTACGTGTTCGGTCAATCCAACCATAACGGTGTTCGAGTGCGGCACGTCGACAACTTGCGCATCGAGCCCCGTCACAATCGGAACTGTGACCGTTGCTGCAGCCGGAACCGTAGTCGACGGCACGGTCAACTCGGCTGCGATCACCGCCGGCGATTATGTGGCATTTGCCATGACGGCAGGAACCTGCACGGCGGTCAATCTGGAAACGACTGTACAAACGCATCAGAATTGACATGAACTGGGCCATCGCATTCGCATTGTTTGCCGCGTCAGTCTGGACAGCGCATGCACTCGCACAATCGATCGGCGGCAATCAGGGCATCGGCGGCGGGTCCGGCGGCGGCGGGACGGTCATCGTCGGCACGCCATGCACTGCAGGGGCAATCGATCTGTCTCTCTCCACCGGCTGCAACATGCCGCAATTCATCAATGGAGTAATTCCATGAGGCGCATTCTCCTTGCGCTCGGCTTCACGCTGCTTTGCTGGCCGGCATTTGCCGCTTGTCCTTCGCCAATCACTGGCAAGGATGCGGGCGGCACATCTCAGAATATCGGCACTGTGGTCGACGGCAGCGGCAATTGCCTGGGCAAAAATACGATCTGGGATTATTCGGCCGGCGCAAACGGCGCCGGTGTCGACACGTCGCATGGTCAACTTGTCGATCCGGCTTCTGCCGCGCTTTGGAATACGACATGGGCTGGTGGCACGCTCGGAGCGATGGCAAATTACGGCACGTCACCTGGGGCCGTACTCGTTCCAGGCGCCAATGTATTCATCACAAACACAGCGGCAATCTCTATCGCCAACGGCTCCAACACGGTTGAGGGATCGACAACAGATTCGCCCTGCACATTGCCGGCTACTGCGACAGCCTGTACGTTGACCGCGATCGCCAAGGCCGCGGCAAACGCAATTAACAGCCCGCCGCCACTCGGCACAACAGGCGGCTGGACGCCGCTGTTGGTAACGGCTCTGACCAATGCGGCACAGGCGATCAAGTCGTCGGGCGGTCAACTCGGCTTCGCACAATGCGACAACAACAATGCCGCCTGGACCTACATTCAGATTTTCAACGTGGCGTTTGGGTCGGTCACGGTTGGAACCACGGTGCCGCTGCAAGTCATCCCGATCGCCCCAAGCCTGTCGAACGGCTTTGTGATGAACCTGCAGGGCATGCAGTTTGGCACGGCGATGAGTGCGGCGGCTACCACGACGCCAAAGGGGGCGGCCGCACCGGCAACGAACACGATCAACTGCACATTCGGATATAACTGATGCAGCGGGTGATTGCCGCTGGCCTGTTTCTGGTTGGGCTGCTGTGTGTCCTGCACGCACAAGACCTGACGCAGACCGGCGTCGGCAGTTCGATCGTAGCGCCTAGTGGCGGCGGCGGTACTACGACATTCGATCCGTCCAACACTGGAAATACCATTACACTGTCTGGTGGAAACTTAACTATTACAGCCAACGGCTCTGGGACCTATAGTTTTTCTCGCTCTATCACATCGCATTCTACTGGAAAGTTATTTGCTTCTTTTTTGATTAACACCAGCAACGGCTTTGCCTCTTACTCCAACGGCATTGGTTTTGTAAATTCATCAGAGTCTCTTAATGTGTTTCTTGGCGGCGTCGATATTAATGGTTTCGGCTATTGGGACGACTCACACGGATACATCAACAACGTCTCGCTCCTTACTGATGCTACTTTTACCAACGGCGACGTGATAGATCAGGCGCTCGATATTGGTGGAGGGTTGGTGTGGATAAGAAAGAATGGCGGCAATTGGAACGGTAGCGGCACAGCAAATCCGGCAACGGGGGCCGGCGGCGTATCAATTTCTTCTGCGGGCTCGGCCCCATATTTCGCCGCCGCCTGCATTCACAACGCCGTCGCCTCCATAACGGCAAACTTTGGCGCAACCTCTTATACCTATGCAGCCCCCGCTGGATTTGGAAATTGGTAAGTGATCACTCGAAGAAATCTTCTTCGTGCGAGTTTGGCCGCTCCCGCATTGTGGTTGCCTCGTAGCGGTGTGAGCCCAGCAAATGCATTTTCACATGGCATTCTTCCGATCCCAGCCATTGCCGCAGCTAACGGGTTATCCACAATCGTGTTTTTCGACCACTTTTTGACGAGCAATACCTTTGATCTAAGCAAGACCGGCAACCCGGGCTACAACTGGTATCTGAATAATGCATGGCCGAATATAATGAATCCGTACGGGGGGTCCGCGCCGCTAATTCCAACTTCCGGTCATAGCACTAATCCAGCAAGCATAAGCGTCAGCAACTCGGTAGTTACATTAAGCAATAGCACTGGTGCGACATCCGAATTGTTTGTCCAGACGGCCCAGGCCGCGGGATCGTCTTACGTCGGACAAGGCTTTACGCCGCCGATGTATGTCGAATGGAGTATGGCATTTACGCCGAGCAATGCCGACGCTTCTGCGTGGCCTATCGTGTGGCTATTGGCGATCGAAAGTTTAATCGGAGCCGCCTCTCTAGTTGAGGTCGATGGTTATGAATATTACCTAGGTCAGTCGCAAATAATGGAGGATCATTTTTTCAATTCGGCAACGACCTCGGTGCTTAATAACGGGAATATTACCGGAATTTCAGATTCAAATTTTCACAAGTATGGAGCGCTCTGGTTGCCGGCCAATGGCGCCACGAATGGCGTTATAAAGCGTTACCTCGATGGGGCGGAACAGACCGGCGCTGCTCTTAGCTATGCGACTGGCAGCAATGGGGCGGCATCAGACGCGAATCATAGTATGTTGATAATGTCACCAGGAGACGGCATTCCCGTATCATGGGACTACATCGGAGTGTGGACGTGATATTTCCATTCCACTCCGGCCGCTTGTTAAGCAAAAATATCGCAATCGGTTCCATTGCACTGGTCCTTCTGTGTGGCTGGGATCACGGCAAAATACCCAGTGGCACAGTAACAACAACCTTCGATCCTAGCCAAACTGACCCGCTGACAGTTCTTTCCAACGGAAATCTTACTTCAACGTCACTAGGCAGCGGCAACCCCGGATATTTTGTCACCCGCTCGGTGGCAAATAACTTAACAGGACAGTTCTACAACGAATTCACCTTTAACTCGATTGGCAGTTGCGTCTCCGGTTGCACTAGTCAGGTCATTTTTGGTATCGGCAATGCCAATGCCGCCGAGGAATTGGGCGTTGATTCAAACAACAGTATTGGCGAGTACGATAGTGGTGGTATCGTTCTTAATTCTGCTCAAGTTGGCCCTGCGCAGCAGACCATGACGGTCGGTCAAACGGCCGGTCTGGCTGTTGACCTGACTAACAAGCTGGCATGGTTTCGCGTTCATGGCGGTAACTGGAATAATACGGGCGGTTGTACGCCGGCTAATGCAGGGTGTGGCGTGTCGATTGCGGCACTTAATGCCGGGCCATATTTTGTCATGGCCTCCGTTCACAATATCTCGGGCGTTCAATTAACAGCAAATTTTGGCGCAACGGCATATGCCGATGTTGCTCCATCGGGGTTTGCCAATTGGACCAACCCCGGCAACGGCGGCGGCAATCAGCCTTATGTATTCAATCCGAACGCCGTCAAGGCACAGCCATTCATTGCTTCTCTGGGTGCAAATACGCACATCACTCAGGGCAATCCAATCTACACGGAAGCGAATATACAGACCGATATGGCCTATCTCGGGATCGGCCTGATCCGAGACTATGGGTTGGACACACTCAACCCAGCTCAGTCAGTTTACAACACCCTGGCGGCGGCGGGATATAAGTTCGATTTTGACATCGCATCACAGCACGTTGGCGGTTGCTCACCAAGTCCGGCTGCGACACTGACTACGCTTTACGGCTTGATTGACACCTTTGTTACGACTTACCCCGGCGCGATGGCGTCGGCCGAAGGCATCAACGAGCTGAACAACAATCCGTCCTGCTACGTCAATTCGCCGGTCACGAACAACACAACTGCCTCTGGCAATGCTACCCTGCACTACGCCTCGACGCTTCCGGCGTTGCAAGCGATCAATGCGTGCTGTCAGTCTTATGCGCCATTCTTTGTCAATCAGGTAATAGTCTCTGACCTGACGCTGCTACCGACTATCATTGATTCCGGCAATGCTCACGCTGCGGCGTCCTCTCCTGCTACATCGCAGAATGTTGTACTTACGATCAACAATAGTGCCGAAAAATTGCTGATCTGCACAGCGGCGAGCGGCGGACCCGTCACTACTATTACGGACACCCAGAGTTTAAGTTGGGCAAAGCGGGCCAGCGCGTCATCGGGAGCAACCGATCTTGAGGAATGGACCGCGACGGGACCAGTCGGTGGCTCCTATCCACGAACTGATACCATTACGGTTTCGCAGACTTCGAGCGCGTCACTGGTCATTGATGCTTTCGGTGTGATCGGAAGCACGGGCGCTTTCGACGGCAGTGCAGTTACCGGCACTTCCGATCCGCTGACGATTACGACGACCCACGCCAATACGGTTGTCATCGGGTGCTATCGGCAGACGGGCAACAATAGTTCACAGGCTGCTCAGAACTTCGTGTCCGTTGCTGGCACCATTGCTGGTGTGACAGGCGATTTTGTCTCTAATCTCTGGGGCAACGATGGCGATCTGGTCGAGATTCAACCGTTTACCAGCACACAAAGCAGCCTTTCGGTTCCGTTGGGGCCAAACACGGTCGGCACAGCGCAGGCGGGGATTGCTGACGCCGTGGTGCTGACCTCTGGCGCAGTGTTTCCGATCGCGCCGGTCACCACCTTAAGCACCATCGCCTCAACCTCTGTCACGATGGCGTCGAACGTCCAGGGGGCCGGCGTTGGCAACGGCGATGCGACGCGATTCATAGCTTTCTACAACAATCCAGCGCCCGCTATCGCTTGGCAGCAGGACATTTATAACAAGACCCATGGTGACTCGCATCTGACCGGCGTCCCGGTGATTAACTTCACCGACTTTCCATCATACGGTGTCACCGGTACTGCCGACTACAACAATCAGCATTACTACCCCAATCAGGGCGAGCAGCCGGGTTGGGTCGCCGGCCCCGCAAGCGATATTGCCGGTCTGCCGCAAGCAGTGACCGAGACTGGTTATTACACGGTGCCCGCCACAGGCGGCATTTCGCAACTGGCGCAATCACTGCTGCAATTGAACGACCTGTTCGATATGTATGTCGTTGTCGGGTCGAAATATACTTATATGTACGAGCTGATCGATGAAGCCAACAGCTCAGATACTGTATCTTTCCACCACTACGGGCTGTTTGATTATAATAATAATCCCAAGACTGCCGCGACCTCGATCAAGAACCTAGTGACCATTCTGACCGATACTGGTGGCGCGTTCACGCCCGGCTCGCTTACTTATTCTATCTCTCCATTCCCGGCGCACTCAAATGCGCTTAACAATTTCGGCGCTCAGGCTCTTTTGCTGCAGAAGTCCAACGGCCATTTTTTCATTTGCGTCTGGAACGAACCCAGCGTGTGGAATGGCTCTGACGTGACGCCGCCGACCACTTCGGCTACCCTGACGTTAGCTGCCACCGAGACCACTGTGAATGTGTATGATCCGCAAGTGCAGAGTACGCCCATCAATACCTATTCGAGCGTAAGCTCCGTGCCGCTCTCGATTGCCGCTGACCAACTTATTATCGAGGTCATACCTTAAGATCGCGGAGAAAAGACCATCACGTTATTGCAGTACCACGATGCAATGTTAGCGTCGCACCATTCCTGGGATAATTTCTGCGAAATATCGGCTAGGAAAAAGTAGCCGCGTTGCCTGAACTTCTCGATCCAATATGAATGCGGCTGCTCGTTGATATGCCCAGTACCGCCTTGTCCTGGCGTTGCAGCAGACATGGCAATATCCGCTGACATCGAACAAAGCAGCTCAACGTATCGGTCTGCGTATCGTGGCGCCAAGTGTTCGGCAACCTCGAAACTTACAACCAGGTCAGCTCGACGTTGAGGAAATCTATCGACAGAAATGTCGAATTTCTCCGTGGGTATTTTCCGACCTCGGCAATAGGCTAGTCCTACGTTGGCGTATTCAAAGCCCTCTACCTCGCAGCCTAATTCGCGAAATGCAGCGAGTAGTGCCCCGCTTCCGCATCCAATGTCGATGACCGTTTTTGGGCGCCTCCAATCGTAGAGCGTGCTGGACATAATGGGCGCTCCGATACTTGAGGTATCTATAACTTCTTCTTCAAAATAGTGTTCATTATAGATTTTATCATGTGGCGTGAATGCTAGTTTGACGTTCCGTAATTTCGTTAGAACGGGCTCGGGAATCATCGCTTTGAGGGCGCTTCTGAGCATTTGGCGGCTTTCCTGACCGTGCGTTGCGCGCTTTGGCGACCCCAGCGCACCGTCGAGCATGGCATTCCCGGCGCCACTCGACAAGCTGAGCCTGATTAACTCTGCCCTGGCTGCAACCGGGGACAACTTCGTCAACGTGGCCGATGACGGTTCGGACGAGTGGAACGTAGCCTCGCCGGCCTATGACCGCGGCCTCGGCTTCGCCATGGAAAGCCACGGCTGGGGCTATGCCGCCCTGGTTGTGACGCTGCAGCCGAGCCCGACCCCGCCGCAGGATACCGATTACGACACAGCCTATCCAATCCCGGCCGACTGCGTGCATATCATCTGGCTCAAGATCAATCAGGATACGACGGACCCGCAGAACGTCCAGACCAATCAGTTCACGCTCTACCGTATCATGGGGACGCCGACCGGCCCTGTGATTGTGGTCAATGCGCTTGGCGGCCCGCCCCCGCCGCCCGTGACCGTCCCGCCGACCATCCCGGCCGCCATCACGCTCAAATACATCTCCAATTCCGGGGCGCTGTGCGACTCCACCAACGGCACGCCGACGCTGCTCCTTGCCCTGCAGTCCTTTACCATGTCCGGCATCTATCGCGGGCTGCACGAGGATCCGGCCGAAGGCGACAAGATGTGGATGGCCGGCGAGCGCATGCTGCAAATGGCCCGCACGCGCTACGACCAGCAATTGCCCAAACGGCAGTTCTTCAACCCGCGCATCAGCGCGTCCCGCCTGATACGCCGCCCATGGCCGCGGACAGGTATCGGCGGTTGGGGCGGCCCAGGCGGTCCTCCGGGCTAGGCATAGCCCATGGCAATTGCGAAGATCACCGGCGCACAGCGAGACTTTTCGGGCGGCGAGCTCGATGTGGCGATGAAGCGTGCCGACGAAAACCCGCTGATGAAGATCGGCGCGCGGCAGGCTTCCAACTGGCGCATTCTCAATAGTGGTGCCGCAACCAATCGACCGGGCCGCAGCGCGCTATTCCCCGCAGCCGGCCGCGTCGAAGAAGTCCTAATGTCGCCGGGCAATATCTTCTTTCTGGTATTTGGCGCCGGCTCATTGAGCGTTTACAACGCCGCCGGCACGCAGGTTTTTACCTCGACGCTCAAAGGCGATGGCTCGACCAATATTCCGTGGACGACGGCAACGGTCAAGAACGTCACCTTTGTCGTTGCCGCCGGCTCGCAACGTGCAATCTATATCTGCTACGGCGACGATGCCCCGGTGAATGTGCCGCAAGTTTTGGCTTGGGACGGCGTATCGCAAACTTCGACGTGGACGCTGACGACCTTCGCCGAAACTATCACGCCAGGCGGCCAGAAGCGCACGCTGTTCTATCGCATCTCGCCGCAGAACATCACCATGCTGCCGAGCGCCACGTCGGGAAACATCGACATTACGTTTTCATCGCCGGTTCTGGTCTCTGGCATGATCGGCACAAGAATGCGATTCATCAATCGGCAGATTTTGATTACCGCGGTTACGTTATCTAATTTTACCACACCAACAGCCGGCCCGTCGCAATATGGCACCGCGACAGTCGAGGAGCCGCTTTATCCCGGTCAAGCATTGGGCGTGGCAGCCAATGTAACCGGCGTCGTCAGCGTCGGCGATGTGATCATCGGCGAAACGAGCGGCGCAGAAGGAATTGTAACCGCCCTTGTCGGCGGGGGCACCGGCATAGATGTGCAATTGATTCAAAACGACGGAGGCCACGTTATCGCATTTGCGGCAAATGAGGTTGCAGTCGGGCCGAGTTATGCGATCACTCTTACGAGCAATCCACCCGGCGGCCCGTTTGCGGTGTCGTTGTGGGACGACGAGGTAATGAACCTGTTTCGTGGCTATCCGACATCGGTGTCCTTCGATCAAAACCGGCTTATATTAAACAACTTTCCGTCCGTGCCGTCCGGCATTGGATGGTCGGCAATCGGGCTATTCCTCGATTTCTACGTTGCCGCGCTGCCTGCCAATGCGATCTTTGAACTCGCGCCCGGCAAATCGCAAGTGCTGTTTGTGCAGCCCGGCATGGAATCATCTGAGTTTGTTTTCTGCGACAACGCCGTCTATTACATTCCGATCACGCCAGCCAATCCGCTAGTGCCCGGCTCTGTCGCGTTTAATCTATTGAGCGAACAAGGCAGCATGCCGAACGTGCGGCCGCAGCCGGCGCAGCAATCGATTCTCTACATGAAGGCCGGCGGCACGCAGGTCGGCGCGGTACAGGCACCGGGCGCGTATTATCGACCCTACATTGTCGACAACGTATCGGAATTTCACTCGCATCTGTTCACGGCCTCGCCCGCGATTGCTATTGCGGCGCCGAGCGCGCCGGGGCAGTTCGAGGAAATGTATGCCTACATTTTGTTGGCCAATGGAAACTGTATTATCGGCAAATATGCGGTCCGCAACGGCCTACTTGATGTTGGAGTTGATGGTAAGCCCAAGATCGGCTGGCTACCCTGGAATGGCGTCGGCAAGCCGACGTGGGTTTCTGCGCAGGGTGGTGACGTTATTTTTACAACGGGTTACGGCGGCCAAATCAATACTTCGTGGGGAGGAACCTGGAATCCGGCTATCCTCACATCGACTACCGCCTATTCAAACGGAAATCTCACTATAACCAGAACCGGATATCCGCTGGCGGGGAGCATCACTACCATTAGCCACACTAACGGGATTTATTTTCTTACGTTTACAACTAATGCCAACTTCTCTGCGCCGGTTAACCTCGCTACCGGCGCCGGCGATGGCATAGTAGTCATTGATCTTACCTCGGGAAAGAATGGAATTGCCATCGACGGCACCGGAGAAATTTGGGTGCTGCTTGCGGTTGCTACTGATACAGGTATTAATCTTGGCTCAACCTCATCGGCTGTCATTGGCGTGGTGTTCGACGCAACAAATGCGCTGGCCTGGTTTCAGGTTAATGGTGGATTGTGGAATGGATCGCCTACCGCCAATCCGTTTACTGGCGTAGGGGGCATTAATTTTTGGACATCTACCAATGCTCCCGGTCCCAATACCAACGGCGATCAACTGACATGGCTCGGTGCTCTTGGTACGGCCGGCGCTGCTGTCACGATAAACCCGACTGCTACACTCGTCGGAACCAGCGTTGTCGAGAAGCTAGATGCTACACAATATCTCGATAGTGCGCTTTTGGTGAACAGTCTGCCGGCGCCGTTTGCGCCGCCAGGCGGCAAAGGTCCGCTCTATGTATTTCCTGGCCCAAGCAGCACCGTGACGCTGATGGATCAGGGCTACCGTATGATGGGCACGTACAGTGTCGATGCCAACGGCTTCATCATTCCGCAGAATAACGACGGCGAGAACCTGACGCTCTCGACACTGGTTGCCGGTCAGCCTTGGACGGCGACGCTCGAGCCGTTCGTGCCAGATGCTCAACCTGGCCAGAGCGTGCATCAACGCATGTTTCCGCGCCGGGTGGCGCGTTTTGCCGTCTATGTTTCCAATTCAACCGGCTTCCTGATGGCGCGCTTATTCTCAGGGCCGCTTCGGCCGAGATCGCCAGTGTTAGGAACCATCATGAACTTTCGACGGTGGACAGCCTGGAACCAGGGCGATGATCCGACACAGCCGCCGCCCTTGCGAGAGGAAGCCCAGCGGACACGCCCGCTGGGTCGCTCATTCGATCCTCGCGTCTCGATTATCAAAGATACGCCGGGACCGATCGTCATTCATGAGGCTGGATTAGAAAGTACAATCTAATGGGCGTTCCATCAGGAGGTGCATCATCCGCTCTGTCGCTAGCCTCGATGGGCTTGTCAGCCTTTGGTTCGCTGGAAAGCGCTAAGGGCACATCTGCGGCCGATCAATACAAGGCCGCAGAACTAGACCGTGCTGCACAGTATGGCGAATTGAAAGCTACGCAAACCAATGCGCAGTTAACGCGCAATCAAGCCATAACATTAGGACAATTAGACGCTATTCGCGCTGCGTCGCACACTGATCCAACGTCGCCGACCGGCGCGGCGGTGCGTGATTACACCGAACAGATTGGAACTGAGCGCAAGAATATCCAAGTCGATAGCATCTTGGCTCAATCACAGCAGGACGAAAGCGACGCGGCTTATCTGCGCTCGGCGTCAAGCGATGCATTGCTATCCGGCGACGTAAGCGCAGCATCTTCGATCCTCAAAGGAATTGGAGGCGCTATACCCGGTGCTCCTGGCAGTAGGACATTCTGATGCCGGAAGCCACCGAAGTCAGGCCGGAATCTGTTGTAACCAGCGACGCCCCTGTCTCGCGGGTCAGCACTGGTGAGGTTGCGCAACCCTATCAAATGCTCGGACAGGCGCTTGATAAGGCCGGCGAAGGGTTGGAAGCCTTAGCTACGCCGCTTGCCGAACGCGCTGGATTGCAGTCGGTCACCATGGATGACCAGGGCAACATGTCGGTTGCTCATACGCCGATCTTTGGCGAGGCCGGTATCGCCTATAGCCGCGCCATGAAATTCTCAGCGTTGGCACAGGCTGACGGCGAGGCAAAGCGCCAAGACATTGCTATCAGCAAACAATTCCCAAACGACCCGGATCAATACCTGGCGGCTTCAAATAAATTCCGCGACACGCTTGTTCAAAAGGTCACGGATCAGGCTGGTCCCGAAGTTGGGCTATCTCTTAGCCGAGCTATCGACACCACTACGACATTCAATTATCGGCGGCTGGCTAATGAACAGCAGCAAAAGATAACGCAGAATTTCGACCGTGACACAAGGGCAGCCATAGAGTCAAAGTCCGAAGATTTGAAAAGTCTTATCCTAAATGGCGGCGTCAATACGCCACAAGCTAAGCAATTGATTACCGATATTCACGCCCTCGTCAATGAGCGAACCAGCAGTCCGCTCCTGCAGGCGTCGAAGGGCGAAGCCGATTTATTCCTGAACCATTTGCATCAAGACATGAACGGTGCGGCATTCGAGAACTATGTCGGCAAGATGCTGAAAAATCCATCGGCGCCTTATCAGCCGATGATCAACGATTCAGCACAGCGTTACGGTCTCGACCCGAACTTGCTGGCTCGCCAGCTTTATCAGGAGTCCGGTTTTCGCACCAATGCCGTCAGTCCGGCTGGTGCGCAAGGTATCGCACAGTTCATGCCGGCTACCGCCGCGCGCTACGGCGTCAACGTGCGCGATCCTCAATCATCGATCGAGGGTCAGGCCCGTTATATGTCTGACCTGACCAAACAGTTTGGCGGCAATACCGGACTGGCACTTGCTGGCTATAATTGGGGTGAGAAGAATGTTGCACAGTGGATGGCCGCAGGCGCCAACCCTGCAGCAATGCCTGCAGAAACACGCAACTATGTGCGTGCCATCACCGGACAGCCGATTGAGGGTTGGATAAGCGGGCAGCGGCCGAGTCCGCTGGCGATGCAGGGACAGCCAGGCGGCCCCGGCACGATGCAGGGCGGCGTTGAGCGAGCCTTGGCGGCGGTCGAGGCCATGCGCACCGACGAATCTGTGCCGCCTGCGCAGCGGCAGATCAACTATGAGAAGGGGCTGGCAGCGATAAAGGAATATCGCGATGATGTTGTGCGCCAGACCAACCTCGCCGATCTTGGGCAGAAGCAACGCGATCAGACGTTCGAGGATAGTGTCATCAAGGATCGCGCGAGTGATAGCCCGCAGATTACTGAAAATGAGATTAAAACGGCGACCGATGTGTCGCCCGAATCCAAAATGCGAATGCTGTCCTGGGTAAAGCGCGAGGACATGCCGGAACCGATTGCCAAGGTCTCGCAATCGAATGCCATGGACTTGTTCCGTCGCATGAGCCTTGACGAGACTGATCCGGGCAAGATCAGCGATCTAAAGCCGGTGCGCGATGCCTACATTGCCGGCGCCCTCACGCGCGCCGATGAGGAATGGCTAGAGAAGCGCTTTACCGATGCGCGCACCGCAGGCGGTGACAGGCTTGCGCCATTGCGCGCGCAATTTTCCAAGGCAGTAGAGCCTTTGATTGACAATTCCAATCCGATCATGGGCAAGATCGACGCCAGCGGTAAGATGCAGAATTTCGCCTTTGAGCGATATGTCGATCAGAAGATCGACGAATATCGTGCGGCCAAGAAAAGCCCGTTCGACTTGTTTGATCCTTCCAAGCCTGACTATCTCGGCAAGCCGGAAGTGATTGCGCCATTCCAGAAGTCCTTGAAGGACTCTATGGCCGAGATGACAAGAAAGATGACCGGACAGGGAGCGCCTGGGCCAGTCATGCCCGCCGCGGCACAAATTCCAAAGCGCGAGCCTGGCGAAACGCTAGATGAGTTCGATAAGCGAACCGGGTTGCGCTGATGCCTGATCTTGCCAGCACGTACCGCGACGCCGGATTTAGCGATGCGGAAATCACCGATCATCTGACCGGACTGCGCACCACCTATCAGGCCGCCGGCTTCACTGACGCCGAGATCGACGCACACATGGGCATCCCGGCGACGCCAGAGGGCGTGCCGCAGTCAGTCGTGCAACGGGTCATGAGCGGCAGCATGTTATCGCAGGCGATCAGCAAACTGCCCAAGGCGATCACTGATATTCCGAGCGAGGCCATTTCCAATACGGTCGACACGTTCAAAGATGCGGTTGCCAATCTATTGCCGAAGGAATTTGGCGGTGCGCGCGAGCCGCAGAAGGAAGGTGCGGCAGAGGGCATTAGCCGTACTGGTCTTGGATTGGTTGACATGGCCGCGCTGCCCTTCGCCCCGCTAGTCGGCGCCGTTCACGCCTTTGCCGGCCATCCGATCGTCGCAGCCGCCGGCGTCATGCGCGACGCGGCGGTCAGGATGTACGGCGAGGATAGGGTCAGGCAAGCTGAGCGGGCGGAAGGACTGACGCCGGGCGGCGTAACCTTTGAGGATGCCAAGAAGATCACCGACACCGCCATGATGGCGCTCGGCAGTCGGTCGGTTATGCGCGTGGGCATGGGGCCAATGGGCACGCCAGAAATCACCGAGATTGGCGGTTTGCCCAAAGGCCAGGACTTTTCCAATGCGGCAACGGCCATCGGCAACGGCGACGCTATGCCCAAGGTCGAGGCTAAGCTAGCCGAGCTCTACCAAGACAAGGGTGTCCATCCGGCTGAAGTCGCACATGATGCGCAAGCCGATCCAACGATTGCACAAAGCATACTGTCGAGCGACCGCGGCGACATGCCGGCGGCTTATGGTCCGCCGATTGTACAATTTAGAATGGAGGCCGCCGCGATTGAACAATCGTTGCCGCCAGTCGAGGATGGGCTTGCTAGACTTTGGCGTGGCAATCGTTCTGGCGAAGTAGGCACAGCAACTCAATTTACAAATGACCTGCCAGGTATTGCCCTGCCATTTAGAAAATCCTACGGCGGCCAACTTTCCTACGTCGATATCTCCGAAGCCGATCTGTCAAAGTATGAGCAAAAAGCTGGGGCCGCGACTGGCGCAGAATTTAACCTGCCTCAAGAAATTGCTTCTCAAGCAAAGGCGGTAGGCGGCGGTATAGGCAATCTTCCGCCAGAACCGCCAGGGGGCGGGCCGGGGCGGCCACCATCCTACGGCGACGCCGAAAAGCAAATCCTGTCCAAGATCAGCATCGACGAGAAGGCGCCCGAGCGCGCGCTGACATGGGACGGCCTCTATACCGGCTTCATCGACAAGTTGTTCCCGATCGCCAAGGCAGTGAAGGAGGCCGACCTGCCGGATTTGACTGCGGAAAATAATCCTTATCAGCTTGCCCGGCTGATGGCGGGGTATGCTGGGAAGGCCGATCATTTCCTCAATAATGGCACGTTCGACTTTGCCACCTATGAGAACAATGGCCCGTCGCTCAAGTCGATCCTGCGGCCGGTGGCGAAGGATCTGAACGGCTTTCGGGCTTATGCCACGGCGTCCCGCGCGCTCGAATTGGAGGGCAGGGGCGTCGAAAGCGGGTTCAATTTTCCCGAGCAGCCAAGTGCGCCGCCGCTGGTGTCGTCAGGCTTGGATGCCGCGCGCACCGTGGTAGCCGAAGGCCGCGACAAGTACGAAAAGCCGTTCCGCGATCTGGTCGACTACCAGAATCGGGTGGGCGCATATTTGCGCGATTCCGGGGTACTTTCGGCCAACGGCTATAAGGCCATGGTCGACGCCAATAAGATGTATGTGCCGTTTTCCCGCGTCATGGGGCTGGACGAGGGGGCGCCAGCGGTCGGCGGCTCATCCCTGCAGGCCCACAATCCGATCAAGGCCATCAAAGGATCGGCCCGCGACATCGTCGACCCGGTCGAAAGCGTGGTCCGCAACACCTTCCATATGGTCGAAATGGCCGAGCGGAACGTAGTCGGAACCAAGCTGGTCGATATGCTACAAGGGGGCGCCAAAGCCTTCCCAGAGTCGCCGGCGGCCATTACGGCCGAGCGCCTTCCTGAGCTGCCCCGCGCTGGGGCGATAGCGGACACCCTCGCTGAGTCCGGCGTGAGGCGTCCTGAGGAATTGGCCCAAGCGCTCGCCCAGGCCAGCGAGCCTGAGCGCGAGGGCCAAATCTCGATCCTGCGGGACGGCAAGCGGGAAACCTATTCGGTCGATCCCGAGCTCGCCCGCGCCATGAAGGGTTTGGACGCCCAGAGCATGAGCATGCTCGAGCGGGCACTGGCCTTCCCGGCCTCGACGCTGCGCGCCGGCGCCGTCTCGACCCCTGAATTCTGGGGCCGCCACGTCCTACGCGACTTGCTCTATGCCATGACCACCTTCAAGGAGGGCGTATTCAGCCCGATCGACATGGGCAAGGGCTTCGCCGGCCTGATCATGAAGGACGAGGATTATTGGAATTGGCTCAAAGGCGGCGGCGGCAATATCTCCTCGGTTGGGATCGACCGGCGCTATCTGCAGGAGGACTTGCGTAAACTGACCGGCCAAACCGGGCTCGCGGGCCGCGCCTGGAATGTGCTGGCCGACCCGGAAGCCTCGATGTGGGACAAGGCGGGGGCGCTTGGCAAATTGCCATTCCAGGCCATCGGCAAGTTCGTACTCGACCCGCTGCGTGCCGCCACGCAATTCGCTGAGAACGCCAGCCACCTTGCGGCATTCAAGAAGTCGATGCGCGCGGCCGATCGTGCCGAGCCTGAGGCTACCAATCTGCGCGACAAGGCCATCCGTGCCGCGTGGGTTTCGCGCGACACGGCAGTCGACGCCGCGCGCATGGGCGCCAACATGCGGGCCTATAATCTGATCACCGCGTTCGCCAATATCAAACTGCAGGATAGCGACCGCGTGGTGCGCGCGATCCGCGACAACCCGATCTCGTCGCTGGTCAAGATCGGCGCTGCCGTTACGGTGCCGTCTGTGGCGCTGTGGGCCGCCAATCACGATGATCCACGCTATGCTGAAATCCCGCAGTGGCAAAAGGATATGTTCTGGCTGGTCATGACGCCGGACCACGTGTTTCGTATCCCGAAGCCGTGGGCAATGGGCATGGTGTTTGGGACGCTGCCGGAACGGCTGCTCGACCAATACGTCGGCGAGAAGCCGGATGCGTTCAAGGATTTTTTCAAGCAGTTTTGGACGCAGGTTGGCCCGGAGTTTGTGCCGACTGCGGCTGCGCCGATTGTCGATCAATTCGCCAATCGCTCGACCTTTACGAACCGCACACTGATCCCTTCGGCACAGGAGAAATTCCTGCCGGAATATCAGTACACGCCTTACACAACAGAGCTGACTAAGGCGGTCGGCCGCATTGTCGGCGCGTTCCCCGGCATCAGCGATGTGAAGATGGATCAGTCTGCCTCGGGCGGCATTGCGCGGGCGATTACCAGCCCGATCCTGATGGAGAACTATATCCGCGGCTGGACCGGCACGCTCGGCAATTATGCACTGACCGCGGCCGATACAGCGCTGCGCAAGCAAGGCATCCTGCCCGATCCGCCGCAGCCAACCGCGACGCTCGCCGACATCCCTATAATCAGGGCTTTTGTCGTCCGCTATCCGTCGACCAGCGCGCAATCGATCCAAGATTTCTACGACAACTACGAGCGGAACAAGTCCTATTTCACGACCTTCATGGCGAAGGCTAGGGATGGCGACGTGGTGGCAACCCAGCACATCGTGGACATGGGCGGCCCGTCGATGTTCATGCGGCTGGATTCGGTCGCTCAGACGCTCAACGAGCATTCCAAGCTGGTGCAGGACATCTATAAAAATCCAGAAGTCCCGCCGGCAGAAAAGCGGCAATTAATTGATCAGCTCTACTATTCGATGATCCAGGTCGCCCGCAGCGGTAATGATGTTATCCGCACCATGCAGGGCCAGATCATTCAGAAAAACATGTTGCCGCAGTAATGGGCTATCGCCGCTGCCGTAGCCTGATTGAGCGGCATAGGGACCGTGCGTTGCGCGCGAATCTAGCCCCGCCCAAGGCTCCTCGGCATGAAGCCGCTGCGCCGGACCATCGCCGCGATAGGGCTACTGTGGACCGCCCTGAGTCCACTGGCGGCCATTGCGCAGGCGCCCCCCGCAGTCCCGGCGCTGCCGGATTCCGAGCGCCGAACAGCCTATAGCATTAGCACATCGACCTGTGCGTGCGCCGTCAATATGGCGCTTTACGGCACGGGCAACGATGTTGATTCGTGGATTCAGGTCTGGGTCAATGGCGTCCGCAAATTGTCGACCGACCCAACCTATGGCTGGGGCCTGACCAGTCCTACCGGCTCTTTGTCGACCATCCCGCGGCCGATCACCGATGCGATACTGACGTTCACCAGCCCACAGACGGCGACCATTCAAATCGTCGGCGCCGAGCGACCGCGGCAGCTATCGCAGTTTCAGGAAAACCGTGGCGTTGCGGCGCGCGATCTCAATCAGCGCTTCACCGAGGATCGCGCCATCACGCGCGAGCTCTGGGACAAGACTAATGATCTGACCGGTCGCGGCCTATTCTTTCAGCCCGGCATCACGACTGGCGCGATGCCGCAGCCGGCCGTATGCGAAAATAGCCTATTAGGTTTTGACATCAGCGGCGTCAATCCGATCTGTACAAATGTCAATACCTATCTGCCGGGTCCAGCACTTTCGCGCACGCAACTGAATGTCAATCTCACGCTTTACGTCAATGGTTCTACGGGCTCCGACAGCAACAGCGGCCTGACTTCCGGGGCGCCATTTCTAACGCTACAAAAAGCTGCCAATGTTATTTGTGACAATTACGATCTCAATGGCCACACAGTCCTAGTCGATGGCAGCGATGCCGGAACTTACACCGGAAGTTATACGGGATTCAGCGCTTGTAAATATCTCGGTTATCTAGGAAGTATTGGCCAGCAGTCTGTTGTGGTGCGCGGTGCGGCAACGATCTCGTCGTCATGCACAAACTACCCAACGGTAACGAGCGGCATCACTTCTGTCGGTGTTTCGGTTCCTTGGACGGTAACAAACTTTCAGATCGATGCTAAGGTTACAGCCGACGCATTGTCGTGGATAGCGCTGGATGGCAATTGCTATGGCGGCGTTTCTGGCAATCCACAGCTCGTTGCCGATCTAAATTCAATCATCGAGTTTATCAACAACCCATTTACGATAAACGGTGGTAGCGCGGGCGGCTTCGTTGATGCAGTAACCGGCGGTGCCGTGATCTGGCAAACGACAGCCTCGCCAGTCACGATTGTCGGCACGCCAAATATGAACGGTCAGTTTGCTACTGCCACTCAGGGCGGCATCATCGACTGTCAAGACATTACGTTCACAGGTTCTCTTGCAGCTAGCACCAAGCGATATGTCGTGGATGCTACATCGACGCTTTTCTGCGGCAAAACCGGCGTTAGCGTCGATCCCAATACTGTGCTCCCTGGCGATACTACGGGCACCGGCCTTGGCACCTTCGGCCAGATGTTTATCAGCACAGGCCCCGGTTCGGGTGGGGCCTATATTGGAAACTTTGTTAAGCCAATCTTTGGCGGCAATGGTTCGACAGCGAGTACGAGTAATAGCACTCAATACTTATCGCTGGCTAATATCAGCACCAGTGAAATTTATTTTATGATCAGCCCAGCTAATTATGCGCTGACGGGATTTTACGTCAATGTTAATACAGCGCCCGGCGCCGGACAAACCTACACTTTCACTCTGCGCACTGGTGGCGTTGATAGCTCGGTAACTTGTCAGATAAGCGGCGCATCTGCGCTTGCCTGTAGCGATACAACACATTCCGTCAGTGTGACGGCGAGTTCCGCCATAGATGTCAAAATGGTTTCTTCTTCGAGCGCCGCGACGACGATAGTTTCTTGGTCGGTGGGCGCGCAATGATCCGCTACGAAAACCAATGAGATATTCCGACATCTGGCCGCGCTACGCCAAATATTGGGATGGCATGACAATCAATGCTAGTCGTGTGCAGGAATTCACGACCGAGGCGCAGTACGCGATCAAGAACAAATTTACATATAGCGTGGTCGAATCCAAGACTCGCATTCCGTGGCAGATGATTGCCTGCATTCATCGCCGCGAAGGTGATGCTGAATTCAATACTTATCTCGGCAACGGCCAATTGCTGTCAGAAAAGACAACGGAGGTTCCGGCAGATCGGGGCCCGTTCACTGGACCCAACGCCTTCATCGACGGCTGTGTTGATGCGATCCATTATGAGAAATGGGACACCATCAGTGATTGGCGCGTCGAAAAGCAGCTTTATTACATGCTGCTGTTCAATGGTGTCGGCACGGAAGCATGGACGCCGCCCCGACCATCTTCGTACATTTTTGGCGGGACCAATATCCAAATGCCGGGGAAATGGGTGGCAGATCACAAATATTCTTCAACCGTCATGGATCCGCAGCCGGGGTGCGCGCCGCTGTTGTGGATGATTGGCAAACTCGATCCATCTGTGACCTTCACACGAGAGACATCATGAACCGCAGCCTTGGCGAGCGCATCGGAATTGGCTTCGCGATCACGGTAATCGTTCTGATCATGCTCATCGCATACATCGTGTGGACGCCATGATGATCAAAGGCAGCATAAAATGGGCGGTATGGCTGTTGCTGATAGTTGTCAGCTTCTCTTTGATGGAGGGCTGGTCGCTTCACGAGAATACATCGACGCTATCTCGTTTTGTTTGGGACATTACGGCAGCTTTCCCACCATTCCCATGGATTGCTGGCTTCCTCACAGGCTTTTTGTGCTGTCACTTCTGGTGGGGTGGCATTGTGTCATTTAAACCAGTGCAGGAGAAACCAGATGCAACTTCCAACCAGTGATCAGGTCAACGCTGCACTACGTCACGTTTACACAGCCGCAGGAACGGCTGCGGCGGTTCTTGTTTTCGTCGGCCTCTCGCAAGGCGATGCAACAAAACTTGGCACTGGCATTCATCAAATCGGTGATGGCGTTGCTTCGATCATCGCAGGCGTTACGACGTTGATTCCAGTCGCGTCCGCGCTCTATGCGGCGTGGACGGCAAGCCCATTCTCCAGGCTGATCAGCATGAAGAAAAACCCGGAGATTGCGCAGGTTCTTGCCAAGCCAGGAACAGCGACGGCCGCGCTCGCCGACGCAATCCCTGGGAATAAAATCACAGTGGCGGCTCCTGCCGCAGCGGGTGGCGCGATTGGAAGCTAGGAAATATATCCTGAGTGTTGCAGTTATGTCGCGCGTTCTAGGAGTAAAACCCTAGGTGTAAATTCACATCAGGAGCGCGCGTCATGAAGAAAATCCTACTGCTCACCACAGTTCTCACTGCGCTGGCACTGCCGGCATTTGCTGCAGACATGCCGGTCAAGGCAGCGCCTACCCCGTTCCTAACTGTCAACGGCTCGGGTTGGTATTGGGGCATCGGCACCACGTCGGCAGTCGATCAGACCAACGTCAACAACAATGTGTTTGCCACGTCGCTTGTCAGCAACGACCTGACAGCGGCCGGCCAATCGATCGATCTCGAGGGCGGCTACATCTGGGGAAACGCCTCCATCGCGGGCATTGCCCAATGGGCGCGCGCTTATGTCAGCGGTTCTTTCCAGAACATCAGTGGTGGTGTGAGTACTTCTGCGACCCCCACTACGGGTGCGGCAAGCTTTGGGGTGGCCTCGCGCTGGTCCTCGATGCAGGGCGTTGATGTTGGCGCCGACCTGGTGTCGCTGCTTATGACACGGCTTGGCATCGCCAATCCGTTCCCGGCCTTTAATCCAACGCAGGCACTTCCTTCCGCTGCTATGGTGGCCGCCACACCTCGCGAGTACTTCGGCGCGTTTGTGACCGAGTTCGGCATCACCGGCACCGGCCTCGCCCAAGGCGCTGGCACGTCCGTTGGCGTCGCCCCTGGCGTCCGCACCGGCTATTTGTGGCAAACGATCGACTCGACGGGTAAGCCGAACGGTGGCGCGCTCGATCTCGGCGTTGCCGTCGACTGGCCGACTCGCGGCGTGACGTTCAGCAATCTGTTTGCCACTAACGGTGCACCACTGACGCTCAACGCCAGCGCCAATATAGGCACGCAGTACAAGGCGTACATCCGGTACGACTTCTAACCTGATGGGAGGACGTGCGATGTGGACTGTGTTTTGGAGCACAAATCTGCGTCGCACGGCAACCTCTGTCTTTACGCTTATTGCGGCCCTATGCGGGGCAATCGTCGGCGTTGGTCCCGCAATGTCAAAACTGGCCGACTGGCAACCCGTTGCGCTCAAGACGTTTGTGCTTGAGACCATCCAGAGCAGAACCGATCCCATGTTGCAGACTGAATCAAAGCTCCTGATCGCGCAAGCGCAGACCACACAGACACTCAATCAAATCTATCTGTCGCAGCTCCAATCCTCGCTGTATTCGGCGCAGCAGGACCAGCAGAAGGCCCCTAGTCACACTGTGGATCAGCGTATCGAAGAACTGCAACAGCAAATCAAAGACCTCCAGAAGAACACTGGCGGATCGCGGTAGCGACAATGGCAAAGCGCCCTAACTTTATTGAGCATGATACCGCAGGCGATCCTGGCATCCCGATCGATTATCGTGGCCAACGCACGATAGATCCAACCAAGAACGTTCTTGACCTCGTGAGAGCCGAAAGCAAGTACCAAGACGCAGCTCGCGACGCTCAAGAAAAGCTGATAAATGAGAAGGTCGGCGGTCTAAAAGAATTGGTGACAATCGTTTCGGACAATGTCGTGGCCTTCCAAAACGCCCAACGCGATGCAGAAACGCGACGCATCGACGAGCTCGCCCAAACCAGGCAGGAATTTCAAAACACCATCCGCGACATGCTTGCGGAGTCGGTTCGCACCACGTCAACGCTTGTCTCTACGCAGCTCGTACAAATTCAGGCAACATTCGATACCAGGGTTAGCAAGTTAGAGGCCGGGGCATTTACCGCAGCGGGTCGCGCGGCCGTGCAAGACCCGCAAACGTCCGACGCTCTCGCTAGAATGGCGGCCGGTATCTCGTCGCTATCGACGACAACAACTGATGCAATGAATAACACTTCCACCAAAACGTCCGAGGCAATAGCCAGGCTGACCACAGCACTTGCCAATATGCAAACGGCAGAAAGCGGCATAGGCGGTCAGCGAAAAGGCATGATGGACACTAACGCGCGGCTGCTGGCAATCGTTATGGCGTGCGCAGCGGTTGCGTCTCCTGTTGTTTCAATCTTGGTAACCATAATGGTGATGCGCGGCCATTGAAATGTCCGTCATCCGTCTTCCCACCAATGGGAATTGCCCGAAATGCGGGGCCATCATCAGAATATCACGAATTGAGCCGCACCCGATAAAGCCAATCGCATATCACTATTACGATTGCGCCAGATGCGGCCAGGTACTTGTGAAAGTGTTTGATCTGATAATTCCGAAAGGAAACAAGCCATGAGCGGACCAAGGATCGAATACGATCAGGAAGTTCTCGACCTGGCGCAGAGTGCCGCCAACGTCAGACGCGAGCGCGATAACCTGCGTGTCGAAGTGCAATCGCTGAAAACTGATTTGGCAGTTGTAGCCGCGCAGCTCGATGAGCGCGACGCACAGATCAATCGGCTAGAATCGCAGCTATTGATTGCCACCATGCGTAACGGGCAGCAGGTCTCGATCATAGAGCAAATAAATAGGCTGACCGAGACCTACCACGAGTCAATTCACGCTTCACATAACGTAGCACTACTTACAAACTAGAACGGCGGGCACCCTGAAATTGGAGCAGGCCATATATGCTGGCTTAGGAGTGTCATCCCTATCGCCAACAGGAAGCCGCCAACGATAGTTGCCGACACCTTGAATTTTTCCTGTTTGGTCATTCTCGTAATGACATCCTCCTAGCAGTTTGTGCAGATTGGAGGCACGTCGTCAGGCCGCTTGCGAGACTGGAAATCCTCGCACTTGTCCCGCTGCTGGCCGGTTATATGGCTGCATTTATCTGAACTACCGAAAGGAAGGCGCGTGAAAGCTACCTCCTGCCAATAGAGACAGCGCGCCAATGATGCAGAGCAGCAAAACAATAAACCAAATGCCCTGCTCGAGGCGCGCGGGGATCGGCGTCACAAAGGTTTTGATGCCATACAGAACGAGCCAAACCACGCCAGCCAAACAAATAATGCCTATGAGAAGCCATAGGATGTCGATTGCGAGCGGGATCATTGTGTTGCCTGCTAAGACCCGTGGCGGGCCAGCGAGACAACACTCGGGATAGGATTAAGTTCCGGTGCTGTCATGGTCAACCGAAGCGGAGCGAAGCTCATCAACTATGGTAGCCATTTCGGTCTCCGGTTAGTGTGATGCGTTTGGGGGTTTAACTACCTTCCGTGGTCACGCTGCCGATACAGGCGCTTTCCGGCCACGTCTGCGGAGCAACGGGCCCGGTTCCGAGTATCTGTAGGAGCCGCGCGGCGGCCTTGCGGAGCGTCGGGTATTCGTGCGGCGGCCCCACGCCGCTACCGTTCGTCCAATCCGGCCCCAGCCAATTGTGAACGATGAAAACGCCGCCGCGCTCTTCGATCATCCATACGCGGCGCGAGCCCTTGAACACGTCGAAAGCCTCGCGCTTGATCTCGGCAACCGTTTCGTCGGGGGTCATTTCCGTTTCCTGCATTTGTGATGTTACGCTGCTTGTGTTCCTACGCACCACTCCCAGCCCTTCTTGGCGACATATTCCTCGATCTTAGGAAAGTCCCAGCCGATCATGTATTTTAAGATCGGGGCAGCACGCACTGCAACGTGATCGCCGTTCATACAGACGCCAGCCACAAAATGCGGCGCGGTGATTATCAGAATGTGATCGCCGATGTTTCGCATCATGGGCACAAACTACTGAGCGGTGGATCGGCCTACCTCTCTCATCTTGTCCGATCCTGGGGCCGGCCGGTCCCACCGGCGTCCAGAGAGCGCCCCACATTCTACTGAGTTATGATGAATGTGGTGAGCCGCCGTGGAGCCCGTCTCACGATGGGGCCAATCTCTCCATGTAGGTAGAGACCATACAACCCGGCGGCTCGCCACATTCTATTGATTAGCCTTTGGATGCACATAGGCAAGTGCGTCGCCCAGCATCGTGATGTCGAATTCGTCACGCAGGCGATTGAACGCGGCGTAAGTATCCCACGTCACCATCACTTGCGGGCGATAAGGATTAGGACCGCCTTCGCCAAGCGTGCCTTGACAGCTCGCGTGCGTGCGAACGCCCTGGATTGTATTGAGATAAGAGACCATCGTTGCAATTCCTTCATCCACGTCGATCCACACTTGGATCGCAACTTGCTTGTGGCGTCCCTCGGGCATTGACTACTGATCAGTCGGCAGGTTGCGGCCGGGCCGCTTTCTCTTGATGATCTCGAAACGCGGCAGACGCGGCAAGCGAACTAAAATGACCGCGCGACACCCAGCCGCATTGGCATCGCGCAACGATGCCCTCTTGGTCTCGGGTAAGCTCGCCATTGACGAGTCGGTGCGATGGTATGCTCATGATTCCTCCTGCATTGGACGGGTTAATAGGCTACTTCCACTCAAACCGCCACGACGATAGCGGCCCCGTATCGGGTCGGCCGCGAACATACTCAACGGCTTCCAGCATACATTGTTCTCGCGCTCCGCTCTGGGTGTAGTCGCAGCCCCGAACGCGGCGGCGGCTAGTGCCTATTTGTACGCCGTGTACATCATTGTACATCTTGTACATTTGCGCGGGCAGGCTCATCGACGGCGCTCGTTTGCGCTGCCCGCATTCAAGACAACGGTTGCGGCGCGCGTCCTCCTGCCGTTGTCCCTTATTCATGTTCCGGTCCTCGGCGGCTAGTCAGGTTTTGATTGCGAGGGAGGGGGCGCTTTCTTGCGGCGCATTCAAAGCGCGTTGTGCGGCATGTCAGTGTCGTTTGCCCACCACTCGGCGCGCGTTAGACACTCATAGGCTTTGCGCCGACACTCATTAGCTTCTTTCTCCAAGTCCAGGGCGCGCTCCAAATAGTAAGCGGCCATGGATTTTTCCATCTTGTACCTGCTTTCGATGTACGGTCCTGCGCGCATCTGTCTGCTACCGTCCTATCATTCGCCGATTGTCTTTGATCTGGTTGCTGCGAAAATACTTCGAAATTCAGCCCGCAATTGCGAGCGCGAGCCACCCCTGCGGGCCGCCGAAACAAGCTGCTCAATAATACAGGTTGCCGGGACGCTATAATCTAGACCGAAATGTTCGGCGGCCTCATCGTCGGAGCCAAATATCCCGCCGCAGTGAAAGCATCGCCATTTAATTTTTGCGTCACTAAGTCTGCGCAGATTGGCGATTTCATTGGCGCCGCCGATCACGATGTCGCTCATGGTAGTTACTCCCGTGTTAGCCGTCCATTCTCACCATCACACCGCCGCAGCCGGTGCAGTGAAATTCCGTCAGGTTCGGATTGAATAGCACGTCGAGTTCTTCGACCGCGCCGCATTCCTCGCACTCGAACTCCACCCAGCAGTACGGTCCATGATCTTCGCCGGTAAGCTGGCGCAGTTTTTCGCCATCGGCGATGAGGGCGCGGAGCATTTCCTTATCCATTTGCACCTCCCGACATACGACGCATCATCGCGTTATTTTCGCGAGTTCGGCCCTCGCTCGAATTTCACCTTCGGGTGAATATGGAAAGGCGTAGCCGCCAACCCAAAAGATGGCGCCTGTCCCGCCGCACTTTATGCAGTGCCGAGATTCGCCATTGCAAGCCCAGCATTTAAGGATAGGAAGGCCGTCATCCGCAGACATCGGACCCTCAACGGTTGGTTTGGTTTTCATCGCCCACTCCTATCGACGCATCGGCCTGTGTCTCTGCGATGCCCCATGATGCTTGGCATTGTGCCGATAATGACCCCCCCCATTGAAATCAAAAGAACTTTTCTTAACCACCCGACAATGGGCGATCAGGGAAAGTCCTGTCGGTTCTATGGGCTTGGTAAAAAGGGTCATCATCGCAATCTCAATCCGTTCACGGCGCT